GGCGGCGGCAGTTTTGGCATCATTGACCTGTTTGTCTGTCTCGGCCCTGCTGTACGTCTCGCCCTTGCCGTAGGCCCCGACATCGGCGGCATTGGGTTTGGTGGTGGATGAATAGATCGCAGTCCATCCGATCCATTTAGCCCCGTTGTCCCAGGATTGTCGTACTGCGACTTGTCCATTATGGGCAGTGTAACGCTGGGCAATGACGCCATTGCTATTGTGTACTTCCAGAATACCGTAACCGTAAAACCCTGCCGGTGCATCGGCAACCGCCGCGATATTCTTAATTCCCACCTTGTAAAAACCGCTCGATAAGCAATGTTGAAATTTGCCCGTGTCATCAAGAAAAGCTACTTCCTGTTTTGACATCTTCCCCGATAACGCATTGTTCGTCGTTTCAGCAAAGTTTTTATTTCCGCCAAGCGATTTTGCCAGCTGGCCGAAGGTGTTTAAGCCATTAGGGGCATCACCAAGCAATGTTTTCCTGAGAATATTGACGGCTTTGGGATTGGCGGCAATCCCTTCATCATCACTGTCGATCTTTTCGCTTAATGTGATACCAACAGTTTGCGCCACACGATGTGAGGTATCAATCATGGCATGTGTCACAGCCTTAGCGTCCATAGGGACGTTAACACGGCATAACTCTAACTGATTGCCTGATATACCCTGAGAAACGTCTACCACGACGATATGAGCCGCGTTAAGCGTGGAGGATGAATCTACTTGGTTGGTGACTTTGCCAAATTCAAAATTGGCCTCCAGCGCAATGATGCTGGTTTTACTGGCCGGAACCGGAACAATGACATCTTTCACCTGTTGAATGGAAATCTGACTTTTACCGACGTTGATTGATGCTGCGCCCTGCCCGTCTTTCTCTGAGGCGGAGGTGATCATCACTGACAGTCCAGCACCCGCTTTGGGGTGAAATCCGGCATAAATACCTGCCCGTAAGATCCCTTTCAGCTTACGATTTAAGGCGCTTGATGTGTATGGCTCCAAATATTGTACATCGGCCAACAGTGGCAGGGAGCCGCTTTCACTGGAAAGCACGACGGCTTCATTGATTACCTGAGACATTAGGCTACCTTCTGCTCGATTGTCATTAATGCGGTAAATAATTTGCCCTTATGCAGCGTGTCTTGCTGACAGCACAACACACCGAAAATATTGCCTTTGTTATCCACCAGTGCCAGTGTGTTGAAATCAAAGGCTTTATCTTCAGGAAGATCGGCTTCAGGCAATGTCGCATTGATTGAGATGGTGCTACCGGATACGGTACAGATAAGCGAACATTCAGCGAATTTCTTCAGAAGATCTTTATTTGCAAAATCCAAGGGAATATTGGCAATATCCCAACCACCGGTCGGGTTGGCGGTGACCAGCGAGGAAGTACCAAACCAGCCTTTGGTAATTAAAAATTGGCCGTTAACACCGATTGCAGATTCAGCACGGCGGCTGTAGTAATAGTTCAGTAATTGACCTTTGTAGAGCTTTCCGTTTGATACGGAGGCGAGAGCATCTGCCATAAAACAACCTCATTCTGTGTATTTTACGGCAGTATATTGGAACTATAATTTCTCAATAAACCCATAGGGCATTCTGAGATAGATAGTGAGCGTTTTTTTCTGTAGGGTTTGACTGAGATACTGAGTTTTTGGTGAGTGTCGAGTAGTTGTTTTAGATTTTCGTAAAATAGTTTTTTATTCGATTCATGCAGGCAAAAATTATCCATCTAACCTCCGTTATATCCCTTCGAAAATAGCCTTTTCTTGCCATTTCAGTAGTTCATCCTCAGAGCATCGTTGGTAACACGGCGGCTCAACTTTTGATTTATAACCAGCCCACCAATACCAGCCGCTGCGGTGCTCTGCTGTACCACACCCTTTACAGAGGTGAACCCGACACATTTCTGACCACTGATAATTATGGCCTGCTGAATTGTTCAGTCGCTCAATCGCTGCTCTGGTCATCGTTATTTGCCCTCTGGTTCCATGCCTGAATAACTGTCAATTAATCCCCGCAGTTTTTTAACTTTCTCCCTCCATCAGTTCATCCGGTATCTCTACCTCGTCGCCTAACTGTGCAGCGACGACAGCACGACAGATGGCAATTTGTGGTGTGTCACCATCTTCAATTACACTTTCAAGCTCTTCGAAATTAAATATGTATGCCGACCACTCTTCACTGACTGAATTGAAGTTTAATTCAACATGGTGCTTCTCAATCAACGGCCCGCACCGCGCCCAATCGGTTGATGGTGAATACGGTTTTGATTCAGCTTCGAATTCAATATGCACGTCATTACACAATCCAACCGTGATAATCGGTTTTTCAAATGCTGCCTGTCTAACTCTACCATTACCAATCCATTTGTACTCATTATCATGGTGATTTACCATATAAATATCCATACCAACAGCCCTAGCCACAGCCCAGTCCAACGCCCGTCCCGTCAGTTCGCTTGTTTTGATTTTCATTAAAATGCCTTACCGCCAGTCTTGGTGCGATTCTCTCGTTTATGGTCTGCCCGGTGTCTGTTGTATGCTAACTTTTCAGCAATCGCGCTCTCGATGTCATAACCAAATGCCTCTGCATAATCTAAAATTCGAATCACTGCATCAGCCAATTCGACCTCAGACATAGGACGATGAGGCAAATGGTCGTCCATCAAATTTTTACGCTCTCCCTCCATTGCCTCGCTGATTTCTGAGTGAATTAAACAAAGTAACGTGCCTCGTTCTCTTGGATTGTCACACCAATCCGCATCAACATTTTGCTGGTGAATTTGCTGTTGTAATTCAGTTAGTTTCATCTCAAAAGTCCTTCTTGTGGGGTTTATTTGGTCTAGCGTTGACTAGATAAAGACGATCTTCACTATATCGTTAAATGAATGTAAACCATCGCTTGGCAGCTGCACTTCAGTGGTTCCCATCGGGAACTCATAACTGCTCATTTTACCGTCTGAGTAACTGACCAAACAGCCTCGCTGTCCTGTTGTTTCAAGGATGACCCGGCCGGATACTTCCCTAAGACGGGGATCACCCATAAAGACAGGCGGCGCGAGGACGTTGACATCAAGCGCCCACATGTCTAATGGCACTTCGTCCATTTTCATTTTCAAATGGGTAGTTTGGGCGTTGAATTCGACAGGTGCCATGTTGGATGAAAGTTCGGCACCCACTTGCATCTTGTTAACCGTGTCGCGTTTTTCCGGTACTGTACTGACGCGGACTTGCTTAGTCGAGTGTTTAAAACGGATGATGTCACTGCGATCATGCAGTTGAGCGATGTAAAACAGACGCGTTTCCGCCATGTTCAGGCGGGTGAGTGTCTGGAATTCGACCGGCGCTATCTTGGACGACAGTTCGGTGTTGAATCGCATTCTTTCAACCGTGTCACTCTTTTCCGGTATGGCGCTGATACGCACTTGTTCGGTTGTCCGTTCAAGGCGAACGGTATCCCGCTTATTATGTAGCTGTACCGCGTAGAAAAGGCGTATTTCCGTCATATTCAGGCGGGTGAAGGTGTTGAATTCGACAGGTGCGATGGTGGATGAGAGCCCCGTGTTAAACCATATACTTTCGATCGTCTCACTTTTTTCCGGTATGGCGCTGACACGTATCTGTTCAGCCATGTGTTGCAGGCGAGTGATATCGCTGTCATCTTTCAGCTGAATATTGGGTGAGAGCTGGGTGTTAAAGCGTATGCTTTCAACTGTGTCGAGCTTTTCTGGTATGGCGCTGATACGCACCTGTTCTGCTGTTTGCTTCAGGCGAACGGCATCGTTGTGTTCCGCAAGCTGGGATTCATAAAGAAGAAATTCTGGCATGACACAGTAGATTATTTTTTCTACCTGTGCGATCTGTTCAGCGGGAATAGGTAAACACGCCTTTTTCGCCCATGATGGAAATGAATAGCGTTTTATCCCTGCCCCTTTCAGTGACACAAGACACCCATAATGGCCTTCAGTGGATATCCATATTTTGTTATCAATGAGGATCAGCCGTGGATCATTTTGCGTGCCAAAAGGGACGGGAATAATAGGGGGCGTTTGGTGTAAATCTAACGCCCACGCATCAAGGGGCATTTCATCAAAGCGATGTATGCGCTGTTTCAGCGGGCGGATAATGGCGCTGATGGTCTGATTTGGCAGTCTTAACTGGCGGGTATATCCCGATAATGTGTTGGTGACATCCTGAAGTTTAAATTGCGCATCGATGAATATGCGGAGCTGTTTGAGGATCAGTAATTCCGCTTCTTCCGTGATGGTGAAGTAGAAAAAAAAATGAAAGCCGTTATACACGATTTCCAATGGAATAAGAGGCGCAATAACCTGATCAAATTGTTCCGTTAATCTTCTGAACAGCTTTGCCTGCTCTTTGTAGCCATATTGTTCATACAGCGTGTTGAGTGACAATTGGATTACCCCCCGCGAGGTCAGAAAAAACTCGCCATAGCGTGATTTGGCGGTTTCTACCAGCTCCTGCGGAAGAAACACTGTCCCATAGGGAAAGTGCTCTTGATCCAGAGGGGCCCATAAAGGCGTCCATTTGGCCGGCAGGTTGTTAAATTCCCGCCAAAAGGTGGAGGAAATGGGCCTTTCCGTGCCCTTAAAATGGATCTCATCAAGACGCTGAGAGAGCAAAATTGGTTTGCTTTTCTCGTTTTCCGTCCGAATGATGAAAAATTTCCCCAGCTCTGCGATGCGCTTATCCAGGTCTTCAGGGTGCATTGTAAAGATCGACTTCCTATTGGAAAGGCGCTCCAACAATGGCTCTACCGTTTTTTCTAAAACGGCTTGTAAGCTGTCTGTAAACTCACACCACAGTTTTGATTTTTGCTTTTCTGGTGTAAGCCTGTTCTTTAACCAATCCTTAATCATGTCTGGCCTTAATAAGCGATTTCGAACACTGAATTCTCAGTATCGAGATAGATAAAATCATTCAGCTGTTTTGCCTCCGTCATACCAATAACCTCAATGTTGAATTCAGCCAGTACATCCAACGATTCAACACAAGCCCACAGGTTATTGACCCGGATCTGTTCAAAATCACCGGCGCTGTTTGAATCAAAGCTGGTGGCATCGCGCCCGAACTGGGTATTTAACTGATCACGGATTTTGGTTTTTGCATCTGAAATAATGACGCTTTTGATAGCAACCCCTGTGAGCTTTATCGTGAAGGGCAGTTCGTTAGATTCGACATAAACGAACTTTTTGTTCAGCGCATTGGGAATGGATTCTAGGGCATCTAAAATTTCTTTTTTCAATGATCCCTGCGTTGATTGGGGCTTATGGCCACAAATGAAAATCGCGTTAATATTATTCAGATCCTTAATGCCGGTGGATTTTTCCTGTTGCTGCTCTCCCCAGATGTTAAGCCATGACGTGCCGACAATTTTTGACTTCAAATAAAATTTGTAGTCCCCACCCCAAACCACCTGATCGTCATAGGCAATGTAGTATTGAGCGCGGTTTCGGATTTCTTCCGTTGTTTCACTCCCTGCACCGTTGGTGATAGGGGTTGTGGTGATAATTTCTAAATTATTGGTGTAGGCAGAAAATGAATTCGACGGTATCAACTTTTGTCCTTCTACCAACGTGATATCCCCGGCACTGCACCAAACGTGAATATCGATGATACTGCCCTCTGGGGGTTTTTTCCCGATAGACCCATCGCCAAAGCGAATGCCTAATTGTTCTGTTGGTTTATAAAACAGGACGTAGTTTTGACTTGTCCCTGTTGCGAGGCGGAATTGCGGGTTTTCTTCCCATAATGCTTCGACACCATCAATGGTGACGTAGACGTCAATCTTCACGCATTCAGCGGTCAGATTTTTAGGCAGAATGACAGACGTAAAATCTTCTTCCAGCTGGACGTTTTTTGTGACTTTAACAATCTCCATCTGTTTAATATTGATATCTGTAATCGTTTCGCCAGCGGGGATATCTAACACATCCATGATCATGTATGGATACTGATGATCGGATAAGTAAGTCGAAAACGCCGGTAACTGAATGCGGTTGGATGTCTTATTTCGCACGGACGCTAACCCACTGCTGGGGGTAATTAATCGGCCTACATAGCCCTTATCTTCAGCGGCGGCCAAGATGGATGAACGTTTGGTCGCTGTTGAAATAAATCCCTCCGCTAAGGCGCGTTCAGCAAAGGTTTGCGCATAATAAATAACTTGTGCGCCAAAAATTACCATCATTTTGACGAACTGGCTGTTCGTGAAACGCGCCCACCAGCTATTCTGCTGAAGTGTTTCATTAAATTTGTCGAGTAAATCCTGAATAGTCATTAATTCCCCTTTTGCAGCCCAATCGTGACTGTACCGGTTTGTATTTGGAATGTGATTACATACATATCTATGGCATCGTTAGCGGGTGCGCAGCGTATCCCAGACAGGCTGATTTCGGGAACATCAGTCCGTAATTTGGAGATCAAACGATTCTCAATGAAGACGGCCACAAGCTGGTTGGTTGGCTCATGTTTGAATTCCACTAAAGGATTGCCCCACTCAGGTAAGCCATAAATACTCCCAATGGGAGTACGTAACCATTCCTCTAACCGTGCTGGCAAGGCTTCGCTTTCTCCTGACTTGAGGGTTAAGCCACCAGCATCGATACGTAGTAAGCAGTCAATCTCATTCATTCCTAGTGATTCCTGTCTCTGAGCATTTCGGATAGTGCGTCGTTTGCGGCACCCAGCGGAATATCGCTTCTCGGTGCTGGTTGCGCGGAATTCTCGGTTGTATTGGGGTCTTTTCCATTGTTATTTGCTTCTTTTTGAACGCCGATCAGTTTTTCGATAGACGCCGATATTTTTTGCAACTGGGTAAGCATGGCGCTATCTGTATTGCTGGACGATTTATCGCGTGTGACCGGCGTTTTTACCCCACTGGCAGCGAGATCCGTCACGGTGGGCAGACGACTGGGCATGGTCATGCTGACCGGTTGACGGACCGTATTGGCAACGGTATCTACCATTCCATGCACACCGCTATCAATTTGTTGGGATATAAAGCCCGTGAGGGGAGAAAATGCGCTAGTTTGGCTGTTATCCAATCCAAGTGTGCCTAGCATATCGTCAAGCATTCCACTGCTGGAAAAACCTTGTGTCATGCTCTTAGCGGTATCGGCCATGCTAGGCAAGACAATATCCGCTAACGTTTGTGAAAAACTGCCAGAAGCCGGTTTAGGTTCTGGTAACGGCTCATTTACATTCTTTGCCAGGGCAACTGAAATACTGCCCTTGTTAGCCGATGTTATGGCAGATACGGGGATATTTTCTCTGTAACTTTGTGTTTGTTCTAGCGGGTTGTAAGCCCGATTTTCGACACGTTTCGTTTTATGTGCCAGGGCAATCTGATCGGCGGGCAGCATGGCCGTTCGTAATCCGGCAGGCAGATTTTTCGCACTGGCATTCGCTGGGAGTGTTAACCCTGCATCCGGTCTATTCAGGCGAATACCGGCAACATTATTGCCTTCTAACACGTTAGTGATCTTTTCATCCGCGATATTACGCGCATCCTTGATACTGTCCCAATAGCCTGTTTTTTTATCATCCGACGTTTTAACATCTTTGGCTTCTTGGTGCTCTTGGTGCTCTTGGTGCTCTTGGTATTTTGTTTTTGATTCAGGTGCTGTCGTCGCCAGTGATGCGACAGACGCCATGTTTCCTTTCGCCTGAGCCGTTGTGCCTATGGTTTCAGGCGCACTAAATTGTTCACCTGAATGAATGGCTGTCAGCCCATTTTCTGCTCGTGCTTTGTTCACATGGGCCAATGTTTCTGGGCTAAACTTACCGACCCATGAATTGGCTGATTCGTCACGAGTACCGATTGCATTTTTGATAAATTCATCGGTTACTTGGGGGTTTCCCCCTTCAATGGTGGAAATAGCCCTGATCATCTTTGTCATGACTTCAGGGTTTGATAGATCCAGTTGCTGATCGGCTTTAACATCTAACGCGTTTGATAAATTGTCTATATACGCTTCGGTGTTATTTTCATTTTTGGGCGCATATTTAGTAATGATGGATTCAACGGTATTGAGTTTTTGATAACCGACCGCTTTTGACGTTCCGTTAGCATATGCCGTAATTTGATTGGCAAGCGCCCTCATGCCCTCTTCTGGGGTATCAAACTTAGCGAAAGTACGCTCGCCTTTTGCATTGGCATCTTCAAGGCGAGCGCCCTTCTGCCCGACATAGACCAAGTTACCAAAATTATTATTGCGGAAATTTCGGTTGCTGGCGTTTTTACCCCCAATATTCAAGCCGTCACCAAAATTATTTTGAAGCGGTGTAGTTGGAGACACAGTAGGCACTGTCTTACCATCTTGTCCCATTTCAGCACCAAGCAGGGGAATTTGATTGGCTAAACTGTTTACGGCCTGAGTTGTTTTGTCTGCGCCTTCAGTGATAGCCTGAACCAACTCAATATTTTCTGATTCGCTTTGTTTAAGCTGTTGTGCATCTTTTTTATTTTGGTCATCAGAAGAGAACAAATTAAGGACACCGGTCACTTTATTGTCTAATGCCTTAGCAATGTCACCGGCATCAAATGTCAATGCGTCGGACGCGCTGTCCATGCCCAGCCATTTAGCCCCATCCGCCAACAATCCGGCAGAGCCAGACACTAATCCCCCGAGATCAGCCACGTTTGCCAGGGCATACTCTGTTTTTTGACGGGTTGTGGCTTCCTGGCCGTCTTTTAGGCCAAAGGTTTCACGTTGTGCGTCGGTATCTGTAAAACCGTCATAGGCATCCCAACCTGCGCCTAAAACTGTTCCAACAACCGGAACCGCTTTAAGTGCTGTTTTGGCTGCGAGTTTTCCCGCTGCTTTGGCGGCGCTTTTTCCTGCCCCTGCTTTTGTCGTTTTTTCCGCACTGCTCTCTGCCGCTTTTTCCGCCCCTTTTGTTGCGGTTTTTTGGGTTGCATTTTCACTGATCTTATCTTCGGCACTGTCAAGGATTGCTTTGCCCGCCAGTATTGTACCCGTTGAACTCGCCACAGCAGCTGTTGTTTTTGCTGCACCTTTTCCTATGTTTTTTATGGTTTTTTTGTTTTTTGTTTTTGTTTTTGTTTTTGTTTTCTTTTTATCGCGCCCGTCAACGTCAATATCAATACCGCTGTCATCGGTGCCGCCGGATCTGAATTTGGATATCAGCGATTTGATTTTACCCAGCGCCAGCGCAGACAGAATTGCCGCCCCGAGTTTGCCCCCGATTTTTTTTCCGATGGCTTTGATCGCCAGCGCACTGAAGAGTGTCCCCAGAATGCCATCACCATTCTTCTCTTTATTCTTATCAACGAGATCTTCAAGCAGGCTAATGACCTTTTCATCATTGGCTTGCGTTAATTTGGTCTGTTCTTTGATAACTTTTGTTTGGTTGTTTTGGTCTTGTGCTGAGAATGCGTTGGCTGATTTCGTCTGTTTTTCACCACCTAATGCCGGGGCGGGAATAGAGGGACGGGTTATGGCGGCTTGTTTTGTTGCCGGCTGAGTTTTCTCACGCTTACCGTTAACCCAATCATGCAGTGAAACCACGTTATTGACGGCATTAGAGGTGACATTTGCGGCTTCTTTTCCCGCTTTCCAGAAAGAGCCACCAGCGGACCCCATAACATCTACTGCGCCCCCCTCCTTTGTGTCTGTCAGTGTCTTGCCTGACGCTCCCATTATCCCACCGAGCTTACGCAGAAAACCGGCCTGCATTTTCGCGTTGTCTTTTTTTTCCTGTTGCTGTGCTTTATTGGTTTTGAGTGATTCGTTTTTGTCTTTTGACGCAAAACGCCCTGAAGCTGTGCGGGGCTGTTCGGTTTTGTTGCCGCTATTGGGACGTGTAGAGGTTGCCGGGACAGTATCATTTCCCGTTTTGATATTTTTTGCGGCTACCGACGCGAGCGCTTTTTGGTTTCCATTTAGCGCCTTTTTGTTCGCCAAATAGGATTTCAATGAAACGGTGTTAGGGGGATTGTCAGTGCCATTATTTTTGTGTGTTGCTTGTTTGTCATTTGCGATATAAACATCGTTTATTTGATTATCGTTTGCCGTGCGTTTTGTTTTACCAACCGTTTGGTGTGCGCTTGGATAACGAACGTTGTTTATTTGCTTGTCGTTTGTGATGCGAACATCGTTTATTTGATTATCGTTTGCCGTGCGTTTTGTTTTACCAACCGTTTGGCGTGCATTTGGATAACGAACGTTGTTTATTTGCTTGTCATTTGTGATGCGAACATCGTTTATTTGATTATCGTTTGCCGTGTGTTTTATTTTACCAACCGTTTGGTGTGCATTTGGATGACGAACATTATCCGTTTGTTCGCTATTTGAGTTTTGCGTGTCGCTGGCTGGTGGTGCTTTTTCCGCCGCAATGAGTTTTAGGCCAAGAGAATTAGGCGGGTTTTTTTTTGATACGCTGCGTGATGGCCGGCTGATAATTAACCCATCGTCACCCGCATTGACCTTGCCGTTTTTGCTGAACAGATTGCGGATATCGGTTCGGATATCCGCAAGGGCCGATAATTCCGCATCACTGGCTTTTTCAATCGCATTGATGATGCGTTCCTGTTCTTGTAGCTTTAATGCTGTGTTGACCATGTAGTTATCACCATCACGTATTTTTCTTGAACTTTTCTTCTAGTGATTCATTCATCTTGAAGGCACGCCATTCAGGTAGCCTGTCTATATCACCGGTGGGCTGATTACCGTAAAGTGCCAGATTAGTTGTTAATACCAGCCATCCATTGAGATCTAAAGTCTGGAAAGAAGTTGTGATTCCGAAATGGGGTGTACAGCTGAGTGTATTGACTGGCCGTACCCTCCTTACCTGAATTAGGGCAAACATGTTTTGGTAGCAGCAGGTTAGCGACCCCTTTTTCAATTTTCATGGCGAGCCCATGAGCCAGGCGGCGATTCATCAGCTCAATACTGGCGACTAACGGTGGAAACTCCGTATCCAGTGCCATTTGTTTTATGAGTTCATAACGGATTTGGGCGGCTTTCATGAAGTCTTCCGGTTGTTCATGCAAATGAGCCTGGTGCGTTAATTCCATGACCCTGAGATTAATCAGTTCCTTGCGATAAGAAGGGTCATTCTGGGGTGGCAGGTTATTGCGTGCGGTTTCGAGGTGTTCCATTGCCCGACCATCTAATGGCTTCAATACCCAGTCTTTGGGTTGGCCGTTTACGGGAATAGAGACGGTTTCAAAGGCTTCAACGGTAAGCACGCCCGCTGTCATATCCAGTTCTCTTGCATCGTAGTCGTAATAATGGTCTTTTTGGCAATGGGAGCACACATAAGAAACAGTTAATGTCGTGTTGATTCTGGAATTACAGAAGATCCACCATAACGCGGTGCGCCGGTCTTGGGCCGTCCAAAGCGCAGCATCATGCTTATTCTCTCCACACTGAATTTCATTCAAATAACGCGTTGTCAGGGCTTCTTCCTGATCAGGATCAGTGCCACAATATGACATGGCATCGGCGACATCAGACATTCGGAACCGAATTTCCACATTGGGATTAGAGGGCAGGGGGAAATCAGGAATTTGCATACATAACCCATTTAAAATTTAATAATATTATTTGTGCTAACCGCCCCAGACGCTGCATTACGTAGGGCGCTACCCATGATTGATGTCGTGCTTGTTTCAATGGATGACATCTTAATGAAGGTCAGAGGGTAGGAAAGAAATTCTGTCACCTGATCACGGGCTCGCGTAGTTTCTCCGCGAGAAATCGGAAAGACGTCAAATTCACTCTCCAGCTCGATGCCGCCGCTTTGCATCACACGATATATGCGTATTCCCATCGCGTATTGAGACGGAAGATTGACGGTGCCATCTCCATTGGTGACACGATCTGCTCTTTCATCAAACCAATGCGCAATGGCACCCTCTTCGGAATCACGAACGGTAATCGTGATTGTGCCCGCTTCCCGGTGTGTGGGTTTGTTGAAAACGACCGCACCAATCTGTTTAGCCTCTGTTTCTATCGTGACGGAATCGTAAGTAATGTCTTTGACAAACATATCTAAGCCATTCAGTCCGTCCGCTTCGATAGCCCATTGCCAGCCTTGCGCGTAGCGAATACGCAGGGCAGAGTGGGCGATGGATTTCGCATGGCGAAGTTCATCACTTAGACTTCTCGTACCGCCCGCGTTGCCGGAGAGTATGGAGGTTGAACGTTCCAGAACTTTGCCAATAAAATTATTGCTTGCGGCTTTACCGAAGCTGGACAGGCTGTTGTAGCCTAGCGACTTTCCTACTCCGCTGAAGATCCCCATGTCGTCTCCTTACGGCATTAAGCTGGCACCGGTGATAATGGCTCTGTTGGACGACATTTTGTCTTCCAGATCAATTTTACGTTGATACAGCGTGGTTTCATCAGGAAGGTGACTAACATCAAGTTTGCCTGATACCGACACTCGCCGCTTACGTTCTGTGTTTTGAATATCGATCAGGCACTCCAGGTAGTTTTCCAGTACACCACAGAGGCTGGGGGGAATAACCCAATTATCTAAATCACAATCCCGCATATTGGCGAGATACACTAACGTCAACGGGTAGCGTTCACCGCCCAGTAAATCAAGCTGTAGCTGATCGGCATAAGGCTCGGCAAAAACGAGTGAGCTACGGTTATCAATGACATGGACTAACTCAAGATAATCATCAGGATAGGGCAGGGATGTCCCTGCCTCTTTCGCTAAATGAATCCGTTTAATGAGTCCTGCGCGATCTTGATATTCGGTCAGTGCCTTAACCAGCATCCCTTTTAGCGTGTTTTCTTCCACAACAAGGAGTGGCCTGAATCGCGTTTTAACAGAATCCAAGAGTTGCATCGGTGTCATTTATTATTCCTGCCAGTTGTACACAGCACGCATAGAAGGGCGAACAACCGCCGTAATATCTTCAGACGCCAGATCAACGGCGTCACAGTACAACTTCACCATTTCATATGAACGAATGGGATTGCCTGATCCACCATCTTTCGATTCACTGGCGAGGTAAATATCAATGTCGATATACGCTTTTTCCAACACCCATTCTTTGACTGCGGCCAACACAACGCCTTCAATGGTTTCTGCACACTGAAACTGAAATTCGCCCTGATTTCTAAATACGCCGTGCTGGTTGATTTTGATACCGGAAGGCGCATAATCCTCAACGTCTTCCCGGGTAAACTCCCCGAGCTGTGTAGTACGAATAAGGATAGAGAGGTGTTCGTAGCCTTTGATTACCATCCAATAATCCGCGCCGATGAGTCGTTCACCCGCCGCTTTGGATTGGTTAAAACGTTTTTTCAAAAACGCCTTATTCGCTTTACTATTACTGAATCCAGCCATTAATTAACTCCATCAAATAAACATGTAAGGAATTTCTGATCTGTTCTGAACCTGCATACCGGAGAGCGAAAGTGTCACCGTGTTATGTGTGTAATACCCCTCAGCCGTTTTAGGTGCATCGAGTTCGAAGTTTACTTCCTGAATTACAACATCAGTGAGTTTTAACCGGCGTCCTATATCGATCACCACGGGTTCAGGGCGTCTTCCTCCGGGCATTGCCACTCCCAACTCAGGCGAGGCCATTTGCAATAACGTCATAATGGCTGACTGGACCTCGATCTGAGCGTCTTGCTTCGCCATAAAATGCAAAGGCAGGGTGATTTGCGGTGGTTTTTGACCTTGCCAAACCATTAATGAGTTAATACGGGTGATGGAGGTACTGTCTGTCATGACCTGTGCGCCATTGGCGATAGTCGATATCCCCGCCATCGAACCAATGGAATCATTCTCGAAAGGTGATTCCCAGAGGGATTGTAGCGTTGCCGTCGCACCGTCACCGATATAGCCGACAACCATCGAGTCTTCGTTAGTAATATAAGCCTTTAAAAATGGACTGATACCATCCGGCATGACCGCACCACAAATCATGAAACTCCCCTTATACCACCAGCTAAAATGCGGGTGGCATCGTTGTTACAAACCCCGTTTTTTACGAACAAGGTTGGATTTTTTACGCGCTTTCTTGGCCGACGCGGTTTGGGCTTTCATGCGGGCTTTTTTCAACGCACTTTTTTGGGCCGCACTGAGGCGACGCGGACGCGGCTGTTTGCGGATCAACTTAACGACTCCGCCGCGTACGACCTTGATGCTGGCTTCCATCATTGCCCCTTCATCGCCACCGGTGACCGAAAACTCAGCAATGATGTTATCTTCGTCGTCTGGTGACACATCAATGGCAGAAAGAACGGCATCAGCGGCATCATCATCGGCGTTGTCGATCATGGCTGTTACGTCGCTTTGATCTGCGCCCATAGCCACTGCCGCATCTGCCATGAGCCCTAACCACATGTTGTAGTCGTCGATTTGCTCATCGGTCAGTGCTTCATCGTTATCTTGAAGAAGATCGGCCAGTCCCAGCGCAAATTCATCAAATGAATCGAAAGTGCCCTCGCCATTTTGAACCCAATCAATCACCGCTGCGGCGGCAATCCCGCGAGAGTCTTGTTCTGCCTTTTTGTATACAGCTTCCAGCAGCATATCCTCTGATGTGTTGCTATCCCCCATTGGGGACGCCGGTTGAACCGCGTTGCCAGCGATCTTGGCCTGATTGGACTCCATCATTGCCACCTGACCCACGGGAGTGGCGAATGCCCTCAAACGAGATGTCAGCAGCGCTCCGCGTGTGAAAAGACCTTTACTTATACTCATTTTTCCTCACCTACTTAATTACGGAATTAACACCGGTTCAGCTACGATCCGGCGTGATACACCGGTTGGACAGGCTTCGTATCTGATATGCCACATATCAAATTCATCCTGTGTGACGGTAACAACGTATGGCGCGGTGCCATTGGCCGCATTACGCGGTGCCACCAATGCTTCAGAGGCAACAAAGCGATCAAGCAGCTTAGGGATTTCCCTTTCTAGGCCACGTCGGGTAATGCCATCCGGTTCATGTTTCAACGCATTGCCGATGTCATAAACAAGGCGAGCAATCGCATTGAATGTGCTATTGACGTGCTGGAATCGGAGGTAGTTTTTCTTGGCATACGTAGTGAGTGCGTCATCGATCATGACAGAGCCATCGGAGGCAAAACCAACGGTATTGATCCCACTCGCTGCGTAGAGTTCGCGGTCAATGTCAGCCGCCGCCGGACGTGGCTTGATGTTTTGTCGGAGCAATACGCCGCGTGACTGCCCAGCGGGTGAGAGATGATAGCCACCTACGTCTGACACCATCGCAACACCTTTGGCTTTAGCGGTAAACGCATCACCAGATAGGCCATAAACGACCTGTGCACCGGAGAAAGTATCACGGCAGCTGTAAGGAAGATGGTAACGGCAAATATGTGCGTAACTACCAAATCCCTGTTCCTGAGCCGTTTTAATCGCGTCAGATGGCATAGACGCTGGTGGCAAATCGCAAAACATGTCTACACGAACATCATTAGCTAATTTAGCTAATTGGGACAGGGCGGTGCTGTCATAACAACCTAATGATAAAATGGCGGTGTAATTCACCATTGAAGCACTGAGCGCCTTGATCGCTTGCGCATACGCTTCACTGGTGATCTTGCTCATGTCACCGTCTGATCCGCCAACAAAAGGCTGATCTTCGAAGCCCTGATAGTAGTCTGGAAAACGCGATACACGACTGCCCATAACCGCACGTAAACGATGTGTGTTGTTTTCCAGGGCAATAGGTAAGTAAGCGGGTTGCCCCATATCATCAATAGCGTCAGGCTGAAGCGATACCTGAATCGTATCTAGTGTGTGTTGTTTACCAAAACTGTCTGTCTCTTTTAGCGTGAGGGTAAAAAAGAACCCTTTTTGGTTTTCATCCTTAATCAAGGATAACGTGCGATTGGCGGACGCATCACCGTCATTAACATAGATTTCGAAGAAAGAGTCATCGTTTAGTTCTATGTCATCACTGGGAGGTACATTTTTTGCGAAAGGGATCGCTTTGCCATATTCTCTTTCTTGAGCCACCCCAATGACCGGAATTCTCATGTTCGGCGTTTCGACGCGCACTATATAGCCATTACCCCCGTTTAACGCCTGATAAACATGGCGATACGGTTCAAAGTGTTGGCCTGCATGAGGATGGATCGGATCACCTAACACTTTTTGCAATGTATCCGGTGTGACGTATTGTACGGTGTTTGGTTTACCCCGTTTGGCAACAACCACACCGGCAAAAACGGATGATCCACCCGTCGCATTTGTAAATGTGGCATCCGCGTTGGGTGGCATAATGGCAACACCGGTGGCTTGACCAATAGCGAAAGGAATTTTATTCATTTGTTTGTTATTCCTTATGGCGCCATTTCTGGCGCCGTAATCAATGAAATTTAATCAAGGTTTTTTTTGTCGTTCTTTTTGTCGTTCTTTTTGTCGTTATCCACGGTTGTAGACGTCGCATTTGTCTGGCTTTCGCTATGACCATCGGTGATGAGTTTGCCGGTGAGCATATCGATAGCGCCAATCTTGGTGTTGGTTAGCGTGAGCTTGGTGAAATACTTCTCGCCGTTTCTGGGGTGAATTTCATTCACCGCTGAACCCCACAGTGTGGTGCGGTTGATCAGTGACGTTGTCGTTGGATGCACAAAGGGAATGGCAGGAACGGCATCACCGGCAACTAAACCGGCATCGCCGATATTGTCACCACGGCCGTAGAAGAAAATGTCGTTGGCAGAAAACTTACACCCTTCGTTGGACAGCTGTTCACAGACCGTTTCCGGCACTTCAAAAATACGGTATACGCCGAACAGCGTACCGATGAACTGAATGCGCGGAGACTGGACATAACCTTCAGCAGGTTTGAAGTAAGTTTCCGGCATAGATTTAATGAAGTTAGCCGCAGCCCCCCCCGCAAACCCGCCACGAATTCCCGTTTTTTTGGTACGGTTGGTCATTTGGGTGGATTCGTTCGTGATGGCCGATTTCAGCAACGCAACGTAGGAATCCCATTGCTGGGTTGTTGGCAAGGCAATATCAAATTCACTGCCGTGGATGGTATGAAAGACGATCTTGCGTAGACGCATCATGTCAATTTCATGGGATAGCCAGCTGCGCACGGCTGAGAATTGCATGGAAGCCAAATCCAGACCAAACTCCCGTTTAGCATCCATCAGCGACTGGATGGTGTGTTCCGCTGCCAGTACGTATTGGGACGGTACAACCGTCCATTTACGCATCCCGTGATTAACCAATGGGATCAGGTCGGCTTTTTTCTCAATATCAATTTCAAGCGCAACGGCTAACTCAGTCCCTTTTGCTGGGATATTGTCGCCATTAAATTCAACCGTGATCTCACCTTTGGCATAATCAATCGTGCCGGTGACGGAATAAGTCACACCGGAATGATCCTGACCGTCAAAGTAGACCTTGCCGGATTTGTTGTCACGGTCAGAACGTTTGCGGTTGACCATCAGCACCGTGCGACCCGCCCGGATAGGCATTCCCTGGCCTTCCTGAGTCTCAGCCAACTCGAATTTGAAGGACTTTTTTGTGCCATCGGGTTGCTGTTTATCGGGGAAAATATAGGTACGGCTCATTTGCGAGTAAACACCGGCAGACTGCATGTTCAGTTCGTCACCGATGTTATAGGAGCCAAATTTAGAACCCGCCACGTTGAAGACTTCATAGACGTTTGATTCGTCACGTTCGCACGGGACGAAAGTACAGGCATCGCCTGTGGAAGCGCCTAATGCCGTCGGCAGGATCAGCGCCGCAAAAAGCGCCTGACGCATAATACCATCGCTGGTGGACATATCCGCTTTGACACTTTCGAACATGGCGGCACCGACCCCTTCATGTTTCTCCGCCGCCGCTTCCAAGATCAGGCGTTCACACGCATGATGGCAGTTAGCAATAATTTCAGATGAGGGGTAGTGACCATTGCGATCACTGTATTCCGCCAGACTATCAGCCCAAGCACTAGAAACTTGTCCAACGTATTCAGCATTGACGCCTTCAAACATCGGGACAGTTTTAGCCGCAGCTAAGATACTATCGTAACGTTCTTGTGGATCGTCGATGAACACACCATCCCTGAACTGTGCATGTGCTGCGAACGAAAGGACTTGTGCAGCGCGTTCATTTACGTCTTTCTGACGCTCTTTGAATTCTTTAATATTATTACTCACCGTAATGGCCCTTTTCAGAGTGCGAAGATACGGGAGTCAGCTTTTCGACGTGCTTAGGATAGGTTAACTACAATATCCTGCCATAATCCTAACGCCGTGTTTTTTTGTATTTTTTCCAAAAAAAATCATTTAGAATTTTCAGCAGTTAGTCTAATTGAGTTAATAGTAAATAAGGAAATTATGAGCTATCGCGTTTACCTGACATATGACAACGGTCGCCAGAGTCATCTATACTTCACACGCGACAGAAAGGTGATCCATCAACATATTGAATCCGTGTTGACCGATGCTGATTTGCGCGAAACAGCGAAAGAAATTGTGCTTGAATACAAAAATAGGCTCTTGTTTAGCTTCAGTATGCGTGATGTGGACGATAAAACGATGGGGAAGATCCCTTGGCCGAAGTTGGGTAAGAAGCGCACCTTGAAAACCCCGAAAATTGCGTCTTTGTCGATGCCGACCCAGATGTATGCGTTCTTACAGGAAATAGGGGGAGGAAGTGCCAGTAAGGGGATTCAGGAGATGTGTCTGGAAAAAATGGGCGATAAAGCCCCGATGGATGACATGTTTTACCATTGGCGTGATAGTTCATCATAAGTGCGGGCCGTTAATGGATAAATACTGCAACATGCTCGGCATGGCTCAGGATCACAGCGGATTGAACCGACAGACAAATCTTCCAGCCTAAAATACCGGCTATGATAGAAATGCCCACATGATGATTCAGTTGGTATAGAGTTAACTTTCATGTGTTATATCTACAAAAGCAAATCAGAAAACAACAAAACGAAGGGGCTATAAATGGAAGACAGGCTAAAATTTAAAGCGTTTATTCAGAGACATGACCCAGAGTTCGTTGAGTTTTGGGATTGGAAGGCCGGTAATCTTCTTAAAGAGAAAGTCGAAGAGAAGATAGATCTATTAAGCCCAGGTGAAAAACACATGCTTAAATTTTATCTTGGTGTTTGGACGCGTGATAATGAATATAATTTCGATTTTATTCAAGCCATGCGTTACCTCGATGACAAACATTCCTCTGCTATTCGTGAATGGGTGAATAACCCGATCTGGCCTTAATAAGTTAGCTCAGGCTGAATCAGTCATATAGGGATCGGTTCCGGTAGGGGGCGATCCCGATTATTGCTTTATTTCTGAATCTTTCCCTCGTATCGACTCGGCCAGATTTCTGACGGATGCACGCCGATATGTTCTGCAATGAGCCGCTGGCCTTTCGGATAGCGACGGTGTATAGCATTTTGTAACGTCGCTGAACTCAAACCAGATCGGCGTGATAACTCAGATAAACTGATCCCTGTTTTGCGTACTGCGGCTACAATATCAGCGGGATGCCAATCACTCTTCATAATCAGCCCTTATTTTAGCGTCATTAATGAATATTCCAGAATAAGTGTAGCCAGTAACCGATAAAATGGTAAAACGCCCATTTCCCCGAACGCCGCCTAAAGATAATGTAGAGATAAAATAGGTTTAAACAGCAGGGAAATGCGAGTCGTTACCCATCGCATCTTGTTAAATTTTTCTGCCAAAAAGTCCATGAAATGAAAAAGGTCACATTGATATTATTTTCTACAATTGATATCTATAAAAGAGTAAATCGATAGTAATACCTTAATTTTAGGCAGTTATGGGAGATCTTATGGTTCATTCTATTTGTAGAAATGTAGGTGAACGTATCAGAAAACAGCGAAAAAAGAAGGGGGTAACAACCCAATATTTGGCTGAAAGAATGGGCCTTTCCCAACAGCAAGTAGCTAGGTTTGAGAAAGGGATCAATAAAATCAATGTGGGTTATCTTGCTATAATCGCCCGTGAATTAAATACGCCTATTAGCTGGTTTTTTTCCGATTGTTATGCTGACTTAGAAGATAAAGATTTCCCTTCTAATTTAGCAGGCAGTGAAACCAGTATTACTTCATATGAACTGGCGAAAGATGTAGAGCTAAAAGAACAAATTGATCAAATTTGGTCGAGATTAACATATAAGCAACGTCGAACTCTGATATTACGTTTGAATGAGTTACTCAATGACTAATATCGGTATTGCTGATTTTAGTATAAATACCAGTATTTATACTATCAGCATAATTCTACTCATAGACATTGACAACCGAATAATCCTAATCTCAATGAGTACTAAATCAGGAACAAGATTTAGTACTTGTAGACACAACGGCTAATCAGTGCGTAGCCAGAGCTTTATAGAAATTAGGGTTGTCTTGGATGATAGCTAACACCTTTGCTGCGAGTCCTGTCGGAGACAGTTATAGCTTCGCATTCATCTCATTTGTTCGTTGATTCTTACTATTACACTCTGCCAGCGACCGCCTAACTTTTTCCTTATAAACCACATTATCCCCCCAAAGCGCCGTGTTGTCGGCTGGTAGGGTACACATCACCGCTTTTATAGCGGGTGGTCGTTTAGTTTCCATCCGCTTTTCAACCACCATAACGCCGGTTGAAGTCGGCTGTGCGTTGGTGTTGCAACCGGATAATGTCATCAGGCATACGCTGATTAGCGCACTGAGCATGAGCCAGCATGGTTTTAAATTGTCTGATAGCACTATTACTTTCCTCTTGTTGCTGCTTAATTTCTTTCTCTAAATTTTTCTGAGATTCTTCTAATTCAATTAACCGGTTATCGCGTGCGGCAATATCACCATTCAGGAGGCGTATATTTTCATTTTGAGAACCGATAACGGTTTTTAGGCTGTTATTCTCATTGGATAATACAGAATTAGCCTTATTTAGCGCTGTAACACTCTTTGTGAGGCTTTCGTATTTGCTGTAGGCAAGATATCCGCCAAGACAGAGAGCACCCAGTATCATGCCAATGCAGCCGAATTTGAGTGATTTTACGGTAGAAAATGGACTCATCCCGCCAAGTAACATGATGGCTCCTATGACAATGCCGAAATGACAGATGCAGGCGTCACTGCTTTTAAGGCATCAACCATGACAGGGCTTTCAATCAAACCGGAAATGATTGAAACGCTGACGGCATCACTAAAGGATTTTTGCGCGTGATTGGCAGAATCATTAGCCTGAGTTGCTAATCGATTAATGGCCTCCGTTGCTTTATTCAGGCTGTCCAGCGAACGTGCTAATGCTTCGGCGGCGTGGTTAAGCCTGCTCGTCTGCTCGTCAGTCAGTCTTGAAACAAGACCACCAGCCCCAAGGCTATTAGCCAAGATTGGATTGATCTCATCCATTGCCGCCTTGATATCGCCAGTTTGGATGCCTGCAACAAGCTGGTTTTGTACGGTGGTGATTTCGGTATCAGCAATAGCCTCAATCAAATGAAATGGGGTACTGTCAGGTAAAAGGTTGCCTTTTAAATAACATGTCCAGCCAATCCGCATTTGGATCAATTGGGACGGATTTTGATAGCTATTGATTGCATTATGGAAAGCATTTGCCGCGTTTGCAGAAACCGTTAATTTGCCGATGGCATCAGTGATCTTGCTCAAGGCGTGAGTTACTGACGCTGGATAGGTCGTTTCCTTCTTCACGAGTTTACGAAGCGATGAGGCTTTTTCGATGGCACTGGCTGCTGTCGATTTGGATATGGTCAGTGCGGCTGGTGGGTGTAGTCCTTCAGCGCCCAACGCCCTGAATGCGGCGATTTGTTTTTCATTGTCTAACATATTAACTCACCTTAAAAGAAGCGTCCCCAGACACCACAACAGAGCCACACGAAACCGGATCATCAACACAACAAATGGCTTTCCCGTTCACCGTAAACCACGGTCTTGTGCTGATGGCTGTTCCATTATGCGTACTGTTACTATCAGAGTGATCAGGAAATACATTCCCGTCTACAAGCACAGGAATACCATTGATTTTTACCAGAGCTTCACCTTCAGATGAAGGGCGGGGCGGAAATCCACCGTGCCCGGAACAAATCGAATTCTGAGTACCAACGGCTGACATGTTTAACCTTCCATAAAACAAATGAGATCGCTTATTGCACCACGAGTTGCACTTTTACAACTTATCGTTCTGCGCGCATTGAGCGGATGTATTTTGAATCTCAGGGACTCGTACATTTCACGGATTTTTGGCGCTGAACTATTGGTCATGACGATATGCGCCCCACGTTGATGAGCATGAACCAGTTCGTTTGCCAGTGTGCATTGATCTTGGAATGTGAATCCACCCGCGACATAGTTTGTGAATCCGGTCGTGTCTGGCAGGGGTTCATAGGGCGGATCGCAAAATATCACATCTCCGGCCCCGGCACGGCGGATCGTGTCACTATAGTGGGCATGGGAAAATTCACAGCGGGGCGCAATGGAGGCAAAATGCGTTAGCTCCGCTTTAGGGAAATAAGGCGGTTTTTTGTAACGGCCATAGGCAACGTTATATTTTCCGTTTCGGTTATATCGGGTCAATCCGTTAAAACAGTGGCGGTTTAAGTACAAAAACGCCGCTGCCCGTTCCAATGATGTATAGCTCATGGCATTGAATTTTGCCCGCACATCCAGAAAGGCTTCTTGACTCTTGTTTTGCTTAAAAAAGCACTCTGCTTTATCGATCAGCACTTCATTGCTGGTGGTGGCTACCTGATAGAGATTAATCAGATCACGGTTAATATCTGCCAGTAGGTAACGCTCAAACCCCCCCGCATTCAGGAACACAGAGCCACCCCCGACAAAGGGCTCAATCAGGCGATTCCGGTGGGGCAAACGATGAAGGATTTGCTTGAGTACAGCATATTTTCCCCCCGCCCACTTCAGAAAAGGGCGATTGTATTCATTCACGGCTGGTTTACACATTGTCCTTCCCTGCATTCAGCAAGCCACCCATGGCATTAAAAATGATGTTGTAGGCAATGCGTAGCTCATTCACCATTAAGATGAAATCTGCGTATTCGCGGGATAACTCGTCTTCTTCAGCATTATTTTGCGTTGAAAATTCATCACCAAACTGGAGTTTTTTGAATTTGCATGAATCGGTGAGTTCTAAATCAAATCCGAATTGCGTCTTAACATGAATGCCAAGTGTGCAAACCTGACGGCCTTGATCTAACAGGATGGATACGGCTTCATCGTTGGTCAGCATATCTTCTTTGTTGAAACGGACTTCCCCATCGTCATAAATCAGATCGGCTTTTTTTATCTTTTCACTGAGGCGTAATTGGGCCGGAAGGGTATCCGCCTCTTTTAACCAGCCAGTCATCACCCGTTTAAATGGATTTGCGGTTGCAATAGGGATAACAGGCAGTGAGCCAAGTGTGCGGCGCAAAAGTGCGAGTACATGCTCCGCTGTACGGGGGGAGGTGGTATCTATTGAGATTAAACCGTTATCAATGTCAATCCATATTTGAAGGGTACTTCGCTTCGGGAATGCACGAGGTAACAGTTCCTGGATAACGTCATCTTTGATTTGAGCTATTTCAGTACGGCGTAACTTGCGACATTGCACAGACTCGAATTTATCACGCTTTGCATGAAGGTGTTCTTTGATAATTGCGGCTGGGAGGTCTTTACTCTCTCTCTCGGCCACAATAAGCAGGTTATTGCCGTGAACAAACATCGCTGGACGATCATCATCCATCAACCAGCCGATACGGGAAGCATCATGCGGGCCACAAGGAGAAAAAGCAAAATGCGGAATAAGGGCACGTAATTCATCTTCAGTGAGGTTTGGCACTTCTCGTGATAACTGGTAGATGAGCGCGTTTTTAAAAACCTTGAACATCAAAGTGATACCTATTTAGCCATTTGGGTATCGATTGTAACAAAAATAAAAAAGTATTTAGAATTTTGTGTAATGGTAAAACACATAACCATTTTCTTACAGTTTACATCTTGTAAACCATGACGCTCAGTGTTACAGTGTTTACATTATGTAAACGGAGTGGGTGGGTATGCACGTTATTTCCAAGGAGCCATTTGATAAAGAATTTTGATAGTCCTATGGAGCTACAAAAACTGTTTCCTCGCCTTGATAATTTTAAATACAGAAATAAATGGTGGGTAATAGACATAGGTGGGAACAACTTACGTATGATCGCCTATATCAATTTCACAAATAAACGCTTCTACGTTAAGCACATAGCCACCCACAAAGAGTATGATAAATTAACAAAGAAATATCGGGAGACAAAAGAATGATAAGAGAACCTGCCAAAGCCATTCAAGCAGCTACAGCCTTGGTTGCCGCTATTCCCTTTTTAGGAAATAGCGCTTCTGAAAATGACTACAGAGATGCGCTGGCAATGGTTGAATATCTCATCGAAAATGATGCTGAGAGTCCATTGATCGATATATTGGCTGCAAAAATAGCGGAGTATGAAAACAATAGCGAACATTTTGCTGAGTTTAACAAAGCAGTTGAAAATATGCCTACTGGCGTAGCTGCTTTGCGTGTATTGATGGATCAGCATGGCCTGTCGTACTCAGATTTGAAAAAAGAGATTGGCTCAAAATCACTTATCAGCCAAATTTTTTCTGGCAAACGCTCATTAACTATTGCACATATTAAGGCACTTTCCGAACGTTTTGATGTGAAGCCAGATATCTTTCTCTGAGAGAAGATAAGCCTTAAATAAGCAGGAGAAAAAATTATGACTAAAAATGAAAAGCAGTTTGTTGAAGATATGATTCGCCAGCGCGGTATAGACTTTGTGCGTATTGGCATGATGGTCGAGGTGTATGGTGATATTGGGACTATTACCGGTATGAATAGTAGTGCAAACCTTGATGTTGTTTTTGCTAATCAACAGAAATATGGCAAGCACTCGCATAACTGCCACCCTACAGCCAATATTAAATATTTTGATAATCAAGGTAAGGTCATTGCCTCTTATCCTGAATAAATCCCTATTAGCGGTGACTTCCCCCTGAGATTTTATTGTCGTTTTGCCGCCTTATTCAGAAAAAAATCACCGGTCGAGTATCGACAAAGTTGACACTTAAAATTACAATTGATAGTGTATCTTCATTGTTGATACATTGAGGGTTTAAAAATGGCACAAGTAGTCGTGAAAAAATGGGGCAACAGCCCATCAGTACGCCTTCCGGTAGCTATCATGCAAGCTGCCTCACTAAATGTTGATGATATTGTTGATATTGCTGTCGAAGATGGGCGAATTATTATTATTCCAGTAAAGGCGAAAGAGTATTCTCTCGATACGCTATTAGCCGGAATCACACCGGAAAACATTCATGAAAAAATGGATTTTGGTTTTCCAGTGGGTAAGGAATTGATCTGATGGTTTCTCGTTTTGTGCCCGATTCCGGCGATATTATCTGGATTGACTTTGATCCAGTGACTGGACACGAACAGGGAGGCCATCGCCCCGCAGTAGTGCTGAGTCCATTTGCATATAACAATAAAGTGGGGTTACTCCTCTGTGTTCCTTGCACCACAAAGGCAAAAAACTATCCTTTTGAAGTTGAACTGTCAGGAAGCCGTGATAGTGTCGCCTTAGCCGACCAAGTAACATGCGTTGATTGGCGAGCCAGAACAGTGACAAAGAAAGGTCATGTTAATTCTTCAGAACTGGAAGACATAAGAGCTAAAGCAAAAGCGCTTATCGGATAACGGGGTTTTTTATACCGGCTGACAAATGCGGGAGAAATAGGAGGGTTGACGCTCAGTGGAACGTCAACCCCTATCTGAATGGCGGGTAATGCTTCAATATGGGGTCATTAACTTTCATTGCGAAAAACTGAACGCGGGTGCTTTCGCTCTGAATCCCGCCGCACTCTCAACGATGACTTCCCCCTGAGATTTTATTGTCGTTTTGCCGCCTACATTCAGAAAAAAATCACCGGTAGCATGGTGGAATACATCACCGGCTTCATTCATCCCTATACACGCCCCGCTTGCCATATTGGTAATCGATATACCGCCACCAGCGGTATGGATAACAAGTAAGTTATTGCGCTTATACACGAAGTCTTTTGTGGGCGATAAAGCCGGCAGGGGCGGGGCACCTTCAACGGCTGGGGGGTCATAGGCTCCGCTTTGACCGGATGCTTCCGGGGCGACGTTCGGGATACCATTGGGGGCATCCTGTGCTGCACCGGTGATCATTGGGTAGCGACTGTCGCCCCCATAGGGAAACTCAACCCACACCAGATCGCCTGTCACGGCGGGGGTAAATGCACCGCCAATTGACAGGCGATACTCAGCCCACGGCAAAGCATCATCGGGCACACCCTCCCATAATGGTAACAGCTTCACTTTTGCTTTCATGAGCCCCGCTGGGTGCTCTGTAGCGACGATGATGGCCCGATGACTACCATAGATAGCATTATTCACTGGGAACCCCCAAAATCATTCTGGTGCTGTAGGCAACACGTTCTTCAAACTGCGTCACGCGCTCCACAATCATATTCTTGGGTATCGATTCATCAATGCGGTTATCAGGATCATAACGATGAATAACCACTTGTATGACGGAACCCGCCTGAATCGCGGGATTTCCCGCACATTCAATGTCTAACTTTGGGATCAGAACCCGCCCCATGTTTTGCAGTGTCCCTAATTCTGCATCAGATACCATTTTCACCGGCAGTGAAGCATCCCCGAATGAACGATAGCCATCCGTCATGGAATAACCGACATAACGATGCTGCTTTGACGCTGTAACCGCGAAATCTGAATTAAGGTTTCTCAGCTTTGTTATGCGGTACTTCGCTTGGGGATTGTTGTACTCGTATGTGAAAGCGGGTTTTGTTTTGATAAGGTTACTCATCGACTTCAAATGGATTTTACCTCTGGCCGTCCATGCCAACGCACCATGATCTTTTGCCACTTGTCGAACCAGGGTGGCAGGTTTTTGCCCCATGTTTAAATGATAGGTTCCAAGGCGGTTAAAGGGCTCAGTCACCGGCTTTAACCCTTTTGCCAGCGTGCGAATAATCTTCTCTGGTTCAGCATCGGCAAAAAAACGGGGAGTGCCGGTGGGGATCAGAAGAGTCCGCATAGCCGTAGAGATGCTGGTGATTGTCACGGTATCCATATTGAGTGGGGCAGAAACGATATAGAAATCCTCTTTAAATAATGCCTGTTCCCCTCCGGGATCGCCAAGCGTGACCGTGATCACTGCACCTTCTTTTACACCCATGTTATCCAGAACGTAGCCGGTCACATCACGGATATTCAGTAGTAAAAGTGGGGCTGCTAATTTGGCAATTTCTATATACGCTACGGAGGTGACAGATTCTCGCGGTAATACCTCACCGTTGATCTCAATAGTCTGTAAAAGAAACTGATTAGATTGCTGTGCCATGACTGTCTCTGCGTATTGTCTGTGGTGCGGTGGTGACGACGGTTTTCTCAATCTGTGGAACAACGGCATGTGCCATAATGATATCGGCCTGTACCTTTATACTGGCTTTGGCACCAAAAATGCGATCTTCCATGACAGGCAATGATACATCAGAAAAAGAAATTTCTCGGGCGGCATTGAACGCACATTCAATGTCCACCTCGGCATTGGCCATCTTTACTGACGCATGAAAGCTGGTGGCAATCATACTGGCAAAGTGGACAGCAATGGCATTACACAGGAGTGATAAAGGCTCTTTCTCTGCTGACAATACAAAAATATCGTAAACAAGGTTGACTGGATGTGCGTCTAACACCGCAATGATCGTATCGCCTTCAAAAACTTCCCCGTATCTGTCCCGCCTTATCTGCCTGTCGTTCGGCATCACATCATAATCCATCGTGCGGGAGAGATTAATCACAGGCAGGGCTTCAGGGTTGGCATATTTGTTATCTGACTGGCTTTTTCTACCGGCTTTCGCTTGTCGCATGGTTCTAATGAAATCTTTAATGTCGTCGAAACGGCCAAGCAGGACCTGATCGCTTGATGGGCGATTGATAAACTCGACGAACCCCTGATTATGCAGATCTGGATGATTAACTTTGAGCCCTTTTAGGCTTGATGCGATGTGATTCCCGACAGCAATATCAATGCCACGAAATCCACTGACTTCCCTTTCGCCAATGGGGTTCAGCTTCAGCGACTTAATACGCATTAAAATGTCGTGGCCTTCATCTTTGCTCATGGTCTGTCCCTAATGCTGACTGACTAAAATTTCTGGCCGGTATGCAGTAATAGAGTGAACCCACGGATGCCGTACCATACGTGAAAATACGTAGCACATACCAAAATCGGCGGGCTAATTGACCATCGGATAATTCTTCGTTCCATTCAAATATTGAGCCTATCGATACGCCTGTCGCGGCGGCTCTGATAACTAAAAAATCATCGATACCACCATCTTGATCGCCATCAGAATCAACGGCAGTAAATGATTCCCGTTCATCAGGACAGTCCAACACCTTCACTTTTTGAGGATCGGTGTATGAAAGTTCTCTTTGATGGTTATTGAACTCAGTGAAAACCGGTATCTCAAGGCCATCGTCATTCGCCTTTGTGGGGGCATCATCCCGGGGGCGATATAACAAAGCATCATAACTGTCTGGATCTTCCTCAATCATTTTTATCCAGTCCTGACGAACGAGATCATTGAGGGGCGTGTGCCCTCTGTATCGGGGGCTCAGGTTTAAGTCTGGCTCTCTTGTGGACAGGTGTTGTGGCAGAACGGCTTGCGCCGCTACGTCCTCATTTTCGACCAACGTCACGGTAGCGGGGGGCGGTGGCATATCATCTAAATCCACCAGCTCTGCATCCTGCGCTGATATGTGCGTGGTTGGCTGTAGCGGAGTGGAGCCCATTCCTGTGATTTCATTGTCTGGCCTCTCATCCAGCCATTCGTCATAGCGGCTCATGCGTTATTACCCCTAATCTGTTTTTTCATATACTCGTTAAATGCGGCTTCAGCTTGTTCTTGATCATTTCCTGACATAATGAGCGCATCAATGAAGGATTGTTTTTTCAGATTGAAAGCATCTTTCAGCTGCTGTTTTAACAGTTGTTCCTGGGCTTTCATTCGGTTGATTTGTTCCTGCTTCTTTTGCAGTTTTAAACGTTGTGAATCAGTAAGCCTTTTCGCTTTCTTCAGCTGTGAGCGTAAGGCATCAATTTTCTTCGGATCTTGAGTCAGTTTTCTTTCCAGTGCCTCCATGCGTTGTTGATAACGCCGGTATTCACTTTTTATCGCGTTGTGACTGGTTTTGCTTTTCCGGTTTCTGTTCAGTTGTTTTAGTTGCTCTTTCCCAAAAAACTCAGTTGTCTTTCTCTTATCATCCCCAAAGCTGGTGGTACGGGCATTTTTCTGTAACAGGCGGCCAACCTGCATTTGCCATGTTCCGGCCTGCATTCTGGTCATCGCATGAATAACGTGTTTACAGGCCACCCCTTTTAAGTTCGGGTTTCTGATTTTGGGGTAGATGTATTCTTTCGGGGGGCTAACCGCGAAATTCCCCGCTGTAGCAATATAGCGATACCAATAATGATGACGGCCACAATCGCAATCAAATGACACTCGGCCAGTACACAACTGACGTACTACACGGGCGGTGTTGTTTTCTTTTTTTGACAGGTCTTCCATCGCGGTATCCCATTCCTCAAAGCGGATCTTCACGCGGTGGTGTTTGTCTTCAGACTTGTCAGACGCAGTGACGCTGATAATAGCAACGTTGTGTTCCATACCGATAAATGAAGCTATTTTGATGCCTGATCCATCATCAACCGCATTATTTGCCCGCTTGACGTCAATATTGGTGCAATTCGCTATCAGCTGGATATAGGTAATTCCGGCGATGTTAGTATTGAATCCAGACCGAACTTTTTGTCGGTTTTTTTCAAACGCCTTAAGATCTTCTTTTGTGAAGAACGTCCCGTCGCGCTTCTTTCCCAAGGCAATAACATCATCAAAACTTTTATTTTTTAAAAGAGAAGGGGTGAGAAGCCGGGCAACCTTACGGCGGCGTTTGGCCTGCTGGTCGTTAGTGATTTGATTAAATAGCCGGTTAAATTCTTTTGGCATTAAACCATCAGTATCATACCGACCTGTTTCTGTGCGAGGAAAATTAATCATTCGTTACCTCCGGCGTGTCAGCATAGTGTCTGATCCTGTCGCGTATCCAGGCGGCAGAAGGTAAGGAGAGGTTATCGCCTATCGGCAGGGGCTCTAATTCGCTTTCATGACCGGCCACCAGCCTGACAACCCAACGTAACACGGAATTTTTATAAACCCGATAGGCCACCAGATCGGCCCTAAATTCCTCATCGGGTTTAATGGTGTATGAGATGTTACTCGCGTGGTCGTATAACTGAGACTGGGCGATAATTTCGCGGTGTAGATAAGCACGAATGATGGGATCAGTAATACAGCGGTCATCCAGTCGTGAATATTCACTCATAAGATCACCGTATTGTTATCAATGCGTGTGCCGGTTAATGTTGATGTGGCCGTTTCTTTTTCGGCTTTTTTGTCATAAGCACTGACAATATTAAAAAGCGATGTTAAGCGGGAAGGGGGCTCATCTACCGCTGCGGATTGCATGGCTTTAATGTACGCATCAGAGGCCACATTGTTGAACATGGTGCTGTAAACAACAAGCAGCATCAGGATATGTTCGGATGTAAGGGATTCCCAGTCAATACGATAGACAGGCTCACCCGCTGGATTGAATTCAACATCAATAAGGGATGGCGAGATCTCGTATAAGTTTTTTCCCTTGGGGGGATAAATGATACTGCCTTGCCGTTTCAGCTCATTATAGCGACCGGTTGCAACCACAATAACGGGACGGCCATCATGGTGTTTGTCGCTCAGCCTGACATTGATGGCCCCGATATGCTGAGCAATTTCGCCGCTGATCTCGTCCACCAACACCTTAAACCCGGCTCTTACCATTTTCGGAACATCTTTTGATAGCTCGTTCAGCATCGCTTTTCGTTTTGGCGGAAGTATTTTCCGGTCTTCCAAAATCAAATCACCCTCTTTAAAGACAGCACGTACCATAACGGTTTTTTTCATTGTGCTGATCACTGCAATTCTCTGAATCATAGTTCTCCCAAAAATAAAAAGGCCGCACTGGGCGGCCTCTGCTTTCAGGTATCTGGTTTCGCGCTGATATCAAAGTTATGCAATCGTCGAAAAAGCTAACCTCACCTTCCAGAACCGCCCTTAAGCGGGAGAAATCGTAGCGCAACGACATGTTCGACAGCAACAAAAAAACGCATTCCAACTTAAAAATAAAGTCTATTATTCAATATATTAGTGTAATTTACATTATTAACAATAAATGCCCGTTCAACGTTTAATCGTATTAATATGGTCTTGAGATATTGATATGAAATTACCCGTGTCGCAAGCGACGGGAAATTCAACCCAAAAAAGATTAACAGGGGGCGTTATGGATACAATTTTAAGAGAACCGACGACTGTGGGTGAAATGCTCTCAGAAGAATTTTTAAAGCCACTGAATATTACTCAGGCAAAATTAGGCGAGGCACTTAATCTTTCCCGCCCGCGCATTGCTGAAATTATCAATGGAAAACGCCGGATCAGCATCGAAGAGGCTGTAATGTTGGCAGCATTGTTTGAAACGGACTCTGACTTCTGGATTAACGTACAAACCAGCCATGATCGCTGGGAAGCGCGGCAGCTGATGGCTCAGAAAACCAGTGTCAAACCTATCACGGCATTATTGGCGAGATGACTTCAGCTGCTAATGAGGGGGCGCGTAAGTGCCCCCTTGATTAAGTTACTTTTCACAAAACTCCATCAATCGACTCTGACGCATTTTCCCGCTTGTATTCAGCCATCTGAACCACCAGCGCTAATTTGGCTTTTTCAACAGCCAGTCGCTCTTCCTCTTCAGGAACGCCTATCACGGCATATTGATCAAGTTCAGCAACGCGGACGCAATACGCCCAGAAAGAAGAATCTTGTTTGATGGCCTCGGCTGTTTGCGGTGAGATAAAGACCACATCATAGGTTTCCATATCCTGTTGAAAATACAGATAGGCGTTGCGGCCAATCCCTGCCTGCATTAAGCCATTATGTACGATGGCTTCTGTCATACTTTCGGATTGGGTCACACAGAATTCAGGAAGCTTGTGTTGAAAAGCCGTAGTGAAATTGATGCCGGTTGATGCCCCATTTGATGCAACGCGCCACTGTCCAACCAAATTGCCGTTTACCGTGACGACAGGATCAATAGTCATTGGGTACTCCCGCATGATGAAGCGCGTAAACAACTCGTGAGTCATAGGGTTGTAGCAGGAACAGTTATATTGTTTCGCTAATTCTTTTTCACGCGCCAAATCGTGATTTTTTGCGATAATCCAGCTTAATCCATTGGGCGCTTTCATCATGGCATCGCCTTCATTGGTCATGCCTTCGAGCTTAGAGCCTGCCAGTAATGCTGTGGCTATGTTGAGATCGAATGCGGAGTAGGTGCCTTCTTCACTACGATTAAGCGTAAAGTTATCAGCAAGAATATAACCGGTCATGAAAATCCTTATTTATCCGTTTTTGATTTTGTGTTCTTGCCGTTTTCAGCTGAACTGGTTTCAGTCTCTGCTGCTTTATCCGTATTCACAGAACCAGTTTCGGCACGTTCTGCAAATTTTTCCTCTGAGACATCCTCAAATGAGGCCCTCGTGACTTCTTCAATTAATCCCTGGGCAACCAACATGCCGTCTTTGACAGTCAGTGGGAATGCACCAGATTCAACAATCAATTTAATGATGATTTCATCACGATAATCAGAATCGACAACACCGACGCATTCCGCAGGGCGTGCATGATGTTCCTGTCCAAGGTCTTTACGTGCATAAATCTTCATGCAATACCCATCAGGTATCGCAACTTTTATCCCTGTCCGAATGATGTAGGCGAGGTGTGATCTTCCGTCGTCAATTGTGGTATATAACGTGCAATCTACAGCGGTCAGATCGAACCCAGATGCACCTTCAGTGCGATAGGTAGGGATAACGGCCTTGGGGTGTGTGCGGCAGATAATGACAGGGACATGCTTAGTCATGAGGGGACTCTCCTATTATGAAACGGCTGAATTCATATTAGAGTTGAGCTTTACTTTAAAAGTAAATTTCTATTTAGAATTTTATTTATATGTCTTGTTGTGAACTTAAGAAGTGTGCAATAACCCATCGGTAAGGATTACGGTTGCAATTATGAAAGCGCATTCTATCTTGTTTCGATGATTTAAATACACAGCCAATAATCGTGATCAAGATCGATCAACAGAGTATCAGGCGTACATTTAGGGTGAGATGAAATCAAAAAAATAGAAAAGCCGATGCTCACGCATCGGCCTCCTACTAATCGCACAAATCCAACCAAAACAGAGCATTTTTGCTGAATTATGGGATCAGGATACCATTAAAAAGTTGCTCTTTTCCAGAGATCTCTTGTCATGTGAATTTAATTTTTTCCTAGTTTAACTGTTTTATTTACATCACCAATAAATCTGCAAAGAAAGAACCTTGACTTTATTTCATATTATTCCTATTCCTATAATGGAAACTATTATCATAGCTATAAATTATAGAGAGTTTTATTTATATGATTGATGAAATCGATGTAAAAATAGGAAATAGGATTAGAGTTAAACGAAAGGAAATAAGGCTATCAGCACAAATTTTGGCTGAACGGATAGGCACGTCTCAACAACAACTATCTAGGTATGAGCGCGGAACTAATAAAATTGGCGCAGCTCACCTTGTTCAAATTGCAATTCAATTAGGCACACCAATTGGCTGGTTTTTTTTAGATGTTTATAAACATAAGATTAATAATCCCCTTAAATTATCTCTATCACAAGCAAAATTTGCGGCAATAGTAAGTGATTACCCTAATATTGCCGAATTCTGGAATTGGCATAAGCGTGAGATTGATTTAGATTTGTGGTCAAGAAAAAAGGATTCACTGAGTGTCAGTGAGAAAACATTAGCTAAATTCTTTATATTTGTTTGGACGAGCAAAAATAGCTGTAATTTTGATGTTTCGGATGCGGCAGTTTTCTTAGGCAAGCAAGAACGACAGTTAATTGCAAACTGGATACTTGAACCTTTTTGGCCTTCATCAGGGCCATAATCCGCGTTGTATGCAGCCGCTTCATATTTTAAATAGGCCGTGTTTGGTAAAGTCTGTGGGGTGTCTGTTATCTAGATCTCAATCACAATATCCCAAAATAACTACACTTTTCTTTAATTCATGTTTTTTTTAATAAGAAAAAGAGTAGCTAAAAAATTTTCTATTGGGTAGAATGTTCACACTAACCTACCTTCATGGGTTAGTCGAGGAATAGCAGCCTCGTTTAAATCATCTACAAACCACACTGGTAAAGTTTTTTTGTATTTACCAGTGTTCTAAGGCTTGGCCGAGTCAGCTCTCTATGGCGATTTGGCGGGAATAGATCCGTTTGTAGATGGGATCGACTGCTAAAATTCTCGTTAGATCGCCACCATCAGGGAGATTTTTTTGATGACAGTGCCAAAAGAGTTATTCAATCAAGTTGTCCAAACTGAAACCGACGTGAACTTCAATAGAATTAAGGCGTTGGTATTAAATAGATCCTCATCACAAATATGTAAGTTAGTCACTGATTCTGTTTCTGTCTGCGATTTAGCTATGGCTCTCGATTATTTTGTCTCTTTACAAAAAAAGAGAGATGCTAAAGATGATTTCGCATCTAAAGAACCAGGCTTTAATGAAAACTTCGATGACTTTTCAAAGACAATTAAAAATATTCGCCGGGCTCTTTGCGTTCTATCACCCCCTCCAATACCAGAAGAACCAGAAAAAAAACATCAAACTTTGAATTAAAATAATCCCAACTTTTTCTGGATAAATAGTAAGTTATTTATCAGTTTATTTATTTTTATTGCTCTTTAACTTAATTAAAATTAGGGATAATAAGCCCCTAATTACTGATTTCTCATCAGGGAATATTATTCACCGTCCATTACTACAATAATATACATCTAACCAACCCATTCCCCCTTCTCTGGGGGTTTTTTTTAGAAAAATAGTAGAAAATGACCTCACATATTAATAAAAAAATAAATGCGGGCTTGGCAATCAGAGAGCGCTTGGAAGAGTTAGATTGGGAATTTGATAATATTTGGAATATTGCCGATCAAATATGCGACATAATTTCATCATCTCAGAATGAGACTGGAGTAGGCATGGAATGTATTTTCATACTATTGACTGGATTAGGCGAAAACAATGTGTCAGAAGACATTAAATCTAAACAACAAACTATAGCATCATTAGTACTCAGCCAATTTAGTTCGAATAATTATAAGCATTAGATATGCTACCAATCATGCTTTAACAGTGACGTATTCTTCCATAAAAGAAATGGCTAATTTACATCCCCGTTTGCCATTATTAGCTACCCCATTTTGGCCTCTTAACCGTCCTGAAACCCCGATCAATTACTGTCTTTATCACAGATTTTCTTTGCTTGTTGCTTTCCATCAGGCGTAAGTTTGTATGCTAGGCGTAATGTTTTGGGATGGCGATATTGATTCAACATGCCTCTCTTAACCAAAGTTTGACAAGATTTGCGATAATTGCTTGCCGCTATCGTGTGTTGGGTGTTTTTTGCAACCATCTCGAAAAGTGCGGTTGCAGGGACAGGCAAATGATCCTTACCTTGCCGTTCATTAAGCCAGTAGAGTATTTTGAGCGTTTTTTTCTGAATATCAGAGATACGGTGGTCAGCCATGACGATTATCCTTATTCATATCAAGAATGAATAAGGATAATACCAAGAACAATAGAAAACAGCGATAGGTTATGTCAAAAGTGGTAAAGAAAACCGTTAGAGATTAAATAGAGTTATCGGGGTTATTTTTTTGTTGACTCGTGGAGTTATCGGGGTTATTATACTTCCCAAGTTAAACAGATAGGAGTTAATTTGAGAAGTGCGGATTTAATCAAAGAGGTTGAGAAAAGAGGGTGGGTGCTGGTGAGAATCAACGGGAGCCATCATCATTTTAAACACCCTGAACATAACGACCTGCTGACAATTCCACACCCGAAGCAAGAAATTAAAGTGGGATTGCTCAGGAAAATACAGAAACAAGTGGGGCTATAAGCCCCCTTATCTGCACCTGCACTAATCAAGTTCTTAAAAATTATTGGAGGAATATAACGTGTTATACCCTATTGCGATTGAAATCGGTGATGAGAATCACGCTTACGGTGTGGTTGTGCCCGATATATCAGGCTGTTTCTCTGCGGGTGATTCAATGGAAGAGGCAATAAAAAACGCTAAAGAGGCTATCACAGGGCATTTAGAGTTATTGGCCGAAATGAACCAACTCCCCCCTGAAGCAAACTCATTGGATTACTGGATCAAAGACGCAGAGTACGCAGGATGGGCATGGGCTGTGATTGAGGTTGATGTGGAACCGTACTTAGGTAAATCGACCAAATTCAATGTAACTTTGCCTGACTTGTTATCAAAAAAAATCGATGATCAGGTTAAAGCCAGCCCAAACCTGTACAAGAACCGTAGCCACTTTTTGCAAGTAGCTGCTTTGCATGAGTTGCAAAACGGTATTCAGCAATAACTATCATTTGATAATAGATTGAGTGCAATCTCTGCACGGATACAACAGGTAAAGACAGGGGGTTCTTCCACTGAACCCCCTTCATATTCAAAACCGTTTACTGTAGGCTCGCCCCCATCCACTATCAAATCAAATTGGTCGAGATAACTCAATTTCGCTATTATCTTGTATCCGTATAATTTGTTACGATGCTTAACACATCAGGTCACTTGATGATAGATTGAGTCCAATCTGCATTTTTGAGATTTTCCCACATCCTGTCGAGCGCTTCTGTTGGTGTTTTTCCTTCGGATATCACAGTAATTTCATGGTCTGGGCGCTGTTCTTCTCTAATCATTAAAAAACCATCTGGCTCTTCACTAATAACTGGCTTTTCTCTTTTTTCCAGAAATTTCGCCTGCCTCTCTTGCGCCAGCAAACAGGCAGAATCATAGTCTTTAGTAACCCCCAAACGAGAGGGACTACTCAAATCCCCCCCATTGAGACAATAGATCGCAATGGAGCCATCTTCCTGCGTTATCCCGTAAGGATGATCCCACCAACAATCCAGTTCATGTTTTGATCGTTTGTCGCTCGGCGTATCGTAAAAATGGTGGGGTAATTCGGGATCTAACGGGATTCGATTAGCCATAATTATGCCTTCTTAACCTATCAACGGTATAACGGTGTCGTATGTGTAAAAAACCGTAGCAAAAATTCGTTCATTATCAATGAGACTTACGCAAATAACATCAGTCAATTGCATCATATCGTCCCTCAACCAAATCAATCATCACGCTCTTTTCGGCCCGGAGATTGCGGGTATAGCCCACCACCGTTTCCGGTTTTTTCCAGGTGCCCTCGTGCATGATCTGGGCCAGCGAATAGTTCGCTTCCGTCATGTCCTGCGCGGCCCCGACCCGGGCACTGTGGCCGGTCCAGGTCGCATACCGGCCTTTATTGGCGGCCCCGGTCTTTTCCCCGTGCACCACCGTCCAGGCGGCCGCGAAAATCCGCTCCAGATTGGACAGCGATAACGGTTTGCCGTGCACGTTGGCCCGGTTCCCCCGGCGGACCGGGCAAAAAACATACGCGTCTGAATGCGCCAGCAAGTCGGCGGCCGTCAGCCACTGGATCAGACTGGCCGCCGCGCGCGGACTGAGCGCCTTGGTGATGCCGTAGCCGTCCATGATGGTTTTGGTGTGGCCGACGTTCAGCAGGAGGTGGCCGTCGGGCTGAAAAACCAGGTCTTTCACTTTCAGGCGGGCAATATTGGAAACACGCAACAGCGTGTTGTAAGCGACAAACAAAAACGCCCGGTTGCGCATGACCTTCAACTGATCAGAGTCTTGCCAGGCGGCATCCACCCGGTTGAGGTCGGCGATCCGAAACGGGATCGCCTGGCCGACCGTCTGCCCGCTGACCACAGCCAGGCGGCTGATTTTTTTCAATGTCCGTTGCACCTTCTGACTGTCACCGGCGGGGATCAGGCCCGCCTGCCGGTGCAGCATGTTCAGCATCCTGACATGGTTCTTGAGGGTGGACGGGGCCCGCCCGTTCTCATGCAACTCCAGCAGATAATCACGCAGGTAGTCCGCCTCCACCGGCAAATAGGCCCGGCCTTTGACAATACACCAGCGACACCACTGCCGGGCCACCTGCATCAGCTGCTTCCAGGTGTTGTCCGCAAACGCCTCCCGGTCTTTGACGAACGCATTCAGGTTGCGGATCACCTCGTCATTCAGATCCGGATTGTCCGGGATCAGTACCGCATCACGCCCCATCAGGGCCAGTCCCCCTGCCATCAATACACCCCTCGCTGTTTTGGTGACGCTACGTAAAAAGTGGGGCTAACGCCCCGCCATATTCTTCAGATTTCACGTAGGCGCATCCTTTGTTATTAATAAAAAAAGCCCGCGCTGAATCACGCCCCGTCATCCTAGCCCGCCGCCGCCGCCAGTCCGAGTGCATAGTAGAACATAATCCCCATTATGTACTATTAGAAAATTTTAGCGACTTCCGCCGCGAAGTCAAGCGGATGGGGATAGTGACCATAAGAAATAGAAGAATACAGATATAATCACGGCGATTTTTATTTAGCGCGGTACTTTTACCGCTTGGCCGTTCATCATCCCTTGGAAATTTAATACATGGATATTAGAGACTACACTACAGAAAATATCATCACTCTGGTCAACGAACTGCACCTTGATCCGCACGACTGCGCCCTGCCGCACATTCTGGCCCGTCATGTCTACACCCTGCGCGAGGCCACTCATGACGATGGCTCTCCCTGTGATTACAAAACCATTTTGGTTCATATGCTGAAAAGTTTGAAATAAAGCGCTATTCCGTCATTTTTAACAGGTAAATTCTAACTAAATTTTTATTACTTTTGTCAAACCTGATAAAGTTATAAATATGTATGTTTAAGATGTACCCTGTTAGGAGTAGTTATGGATGCTTTCAGTGACAGCATTTTTGAAGCAAAGTACAAAGAGTTTCTAAAAGTGCGTAGTGAATGGTTGAAGATCGTATTCAAACACGCGGTTTATACCGATATAAATACGCAGGGCGAGGCTTGCCGCCCTGTGGCGATACTGGCTGATCAGGAAGTGCTGCATGAGGTGGAAACACTGCTGCTGGCATGGCAACAGTTTGCTGCATTTGCCGAGCACAAGCGGGCCGCGGGTCTGTCTGCCGTCTCTTCGCAAATCTATTTGCCGGTACCCGCCATACTGAGGAATGTGAACAGTTTTACCATTGGTGCTTTTGAGTCCTCCGCCACCGTTAATTTTGTCCGCGAAGAGATCCTGAGAAAAATAGATAAGAAACTCAACCAGCTGCACAGGACGAAAAACAAAGACCATTTAACCATTACCGAACTGGAACTGGATAAGGAACTGATTGGCTTCTACCCGGAAGGGACACGCTTTCGCCGACGCACGACGGGTTACAGAGACATTGTGTTAGATATCGGCGGTGATGAATCTTATCGTGTTGGGGCGTATGGCGTTATCGTTGATGGTAACAGCTTAACGCAGCCCGATGCTTACGACATCAACACAGGTGATAAATACGCGGTGTCTGACAGCTATTATAACATGATATCGCCGGTACGGTGCTCGTTGTTTGCAGGATCTAGCCTGTATCTCATTGAGAAGATAGAAGAAGCTAAGCAAGCCCGCAATACCGTCTCCCGGCAAAAATTAAAAGAAAGCCGGAAGCAAACCTACCTCCGTCGAAGGGATCAAGATTTGCTTGATCAACAGCGGGCTCAACAAGAAGCCATACGCCTCAACAAAATTGCCGTGGAAAAACAGAAAGCACAACGCTATGGGCAACAAAAAAAGCGGGATTAATGCTTTTAGGCTGTCAGCTTTCATCGTCATAATCATCAAGATACTTCATGGCCTCAGAGCGGGTAGCGGCTTCTTCAAAACCGACATCTTCACAGGCCGGTACAAAATCACACAACATCCCAAAACAATATGTATCCCATCTATCCGGAGAGCGAATATTGAGTTTCGCTCTCATCATCTCTTTTTTCATGATCACCCAGCGCCCGTTCTCATCAATCTTGACCGGTATTTTCGAGGCTTGTTCTGATGTCTTGAGGCTTTTATCCAGGCGCATTCGGCCACTGCGGATCGCACGTTGCGCGGCCACATTTGCGTAGGCGCGTTGATTAATGTACCGGCTGCGGTCATATCTGCTGAACATCGGCTTACCCCACCGGATACGCTGTACATCGCGGCCACGACGCTCTAATACACTCGCCGTATCGGAACCGACGCCATCACTGTCTACCACGAGACTGATATTGGGGTAAATGGCCGGATCACACGTCAAATGAATAAACTCCCCAAACTCCACCGGATCACAGGAGCCATCCATTTCCAGCATTTTGTAGTTCACCAGACGGCGTTTATCGCCACGGGTGCCCGATATTTTGCAAAGATTCATAATGGACTTATCCCGGCCGTTACCGACGTCACACAGGGCAACCCATCCCCAGCCTTTTTCAAGGTGGATTTTACGTCTCGCGGCTCTGTCACATTCATCACGCCCTAACAGATAGCCGGTGACTGATTTAGGAAACTGGCCTAATACCTTGATCTGGTATTCAACACTGTCACGGCCACCGTATTCTGCCAGCTTCATTTTAATAAATTCAGGCTCAACGAGGGGGGACTCTTCAGAGTTCAGCATGATAGCCACATACAGGCCGTTGGGGTTATCAGGATGTCTGGCGAGGCTATGGTGCGTATCGTAGAAATACCCGCTGGGGCGCGTCGGCTGGGAAAGTAACAGGATGCGGTTATCTTTCTGAGTCAAGGCACCGGTGATAATACCAAAGGCTTTGTCTGATACTCCTGATGCCTCATCCACAATGTAAAACAGGTATTCCGCGTGTTCACCGGCCAAGGCTTCTTCGTTACCCAAACGAAACCCCTTGGGGATGACGGTCCAGACGCCTTTTCCCCCCACCGCGTAAAACGACGTATCCGTAATGACAAAGTAATTTTGCAGCCACGGGAACCGCCGGACACATTCATGCCAGTTGACCTTCAGGTACTTAAATATCCCCGTCATGACCTGCTGGATTTTGTTGGCAATGATGATCACACGGGCATTGGGATGAAACAGAATGAAACACAGGATCATGATACTGGTCATATCCGATTTGCCCGTACCATGCCCCGACGTCACGCTGGTTTTGCTGCCACCTTCCTGTACAGACTCAAGAATCAGATCTTGTTGCCATGTGGGGGTTTTACCAAACAGCTGTACCGCCGCCAGCCCCCAGTCGTACCGGTATTTGATCACCATATCCCGCCAACGGGGATCACTGACAACACTGCGTTGTTTTTTCTGTCGGGATGCCACTAACTTTCACCCTCATCATCATACATATCGCTGGTGGCTTCATAGTCATAATCCGGTTCTTCTTCTAACGCATCCAGCGACTCGCCTTCGCGCCCCTCGCCCTGACTATCCCGATCGCCATAACCGCCTTTATCGACAATGTCATCAACCAGCTGGCGCTTTGTCGCCAGATAGGTGTCCCGTCCGGCCTGCTTCTCCCGATATGCTCTGGCCTGCCTGTCCAGTTCGTCCGGATCAATGACTGCATTATCCACGTCCTCGCCCTGATCCTGTTTCATCTCGTGGCGCAATTTCTCCAATAAAGCGGCGGGGACCTTACCGCCTTGGGATTCGATGTAAGCCGCCGTTTGCAGGGCATCCCATTCATTTTCCTGCTGGCGTTGATAGGCGTTGGCGATCACCGTCGTTTCGCCCATCTTGGCCGCATGTTTTTCCTCGTCACGGCGGTTTTTCAGCCACCCCTGTTTCATTGACGTCATGGTGCGCATGAAATCGGTCATGGCATAGGAACAGTCGTTCAGCATCTTGAGCTGCTTAAACGCCGGATGCAGCGCCCCGTCGTCGGGATTAAATTCGGCTTCCTGTTTCTCAAGTTCTTCGATGGAGCGATCACGTATCCGTTCAACAAGTTCAAAGTGGGCTAATGCCCGTCGCATCAAATCCACTTCCAACACGTCGAAATAGCCCGCCTCCATCAAGGCGTCTGCCTGATCTAAATCAACACTTCTGGGGGTAGCGTACCGGCCATGTTTCATGGCCGCTTCATTCCCCACGGTCAAGCGACGTCCTTCCCCCCGGGATAATTTTTGATGTGTGATGATCGCCGCAGGCGAAATGATCATTTTCGCGTTCTGACTTTTGGCGCTTTTGGCCTGCGGATGTCGCTCGCCGCCCGTTTTCCTTCCCGGCTTAACACCCGTATTCACACGGAATTGCGCGGATTTTCCCTTTTCTTGTCCGGCCTTTTTTAGGGGAATGACTTGATCATGTGTTGCGGCATGATCATGATCATCTGACGGGGCGGGATTGGCCGAACGCAGATAGCGACGGGCGGTGTTGGGATTCAGGTTGTAATGTTCGGCATATTCACGGATGCTGATTCCATTTTCAGCGCGTAGCCTATTGAAATTAGATACGTGTTCCTGCCAGTTCATCCCTATCTACCAAAGTCAACCCTCAATGAATCTGATGATACACAAGCATTAATATGTTTAATTAACGTAATTTACTCCCGCCACCATGACCATTGACCATCATTTCTCCCCTTCCTCATCTCCATACCGGCCGCTATTTGTGCTTTCCCAAGATGTTCTTTAATCCTCATTTTTTTGCTTAGAAAAAAAATGAATAACGTTTGTTATCCAAATGAATAGCAAATACTTGATGTTTTCCCTTTAATCTATCAAACTTACTCACGCACAAATCTGACTTAAATGTCTTAATCGTTAATATCTAAAACAGGGAAATATCATGAAGAAGCCTACTGGCTCTGATAACACTGCTGTTCAAAAACCTGCCTTGGTCGCCGTCGATACGGATTCAGGCGACACGATGGTTGAACAGCCTATTTTAGTCGCCGTTGATGCAGGTTCCGGCAATATCGCTATTCGCTTTGAACGTAATGGGGAAATTGAAAATCACATCATTCCTGCACGGGTACGCCAAGGTAATGCTCAATCAATGGCGTTAGAAGCGGGAACCTCATGGGAAACCGAAGGGGATCACGGGGAAAATGTGGTATTTTCTGTTGTCAGTGGTGGTAACGACCTCGTTAATACCTGTGATCCAAACTACCAATCCAGTCCTGCACATCGTGCCTTGGTTATCAATGCACTGGCACAACTGGGGTTAGGCGGACAGGAAATTATTCTGGCGGACACGCTGCCGATTAATCAGTTTTACAGTGACTTGGGGAAAATTGACCAAAAACGTATTAACGCCAAGCGTAATAGCTTAATGAAGCGGATTAACAATGTCTCCGGCCAGTATAAAGCACCACACATTATTGACGTTATGGTCTACCCTGAAGCGGTTCCCGCCTATGTGTCAGCTTCCGTCACGCCTGATATGAAAGCCAACCCTGAACTTGAAGGCGCGGAGAGCATCATGGTGGTTGATGTAGGGCGGTTTACCTGTGATATCGCCGTGCTGGATAAAACTCACCAAATTGTGAGGCGAGGAACCTTTGAACACGGTGTCTATATGATGTTAGATCGTGTTCACGCGTTGCTTCAGGAAAACGCAGAAAAACTCAACATTGCTGAACCCAAAGAAATTCACCTTGAGTCCATTGATACATTTATCCGCCAAGGTTATATCGGTTCCCGTCTGAAATCAGCCGCAGACAAACGCATTAAAATTGATGAGATCGTCCAACAGGCGGCAGAGGAATTTGCTGAAATCATTCGAAATGATATTCGTAACGTTCATCGCAATCTGAGTGATATTGATGTGCTTATTCTGGTTGGTGGCGGTGCCAATTTGATAGGCGGCAAACTGGAATACCTTAAAAATTGTACAACAGAATGGGGATGTCCTGTCTATATCCCTGATCATCCTGAATATGCCATTGTTCGCGGTGTTCATATAGCATTTAAAAGAGATGCGCAGGAAATCATTAAGGAATGGCTGATTAAGGCAGGTACAAAATGAAAAGGCTAAGCTACTGGAAGAAAAAGGGGCTTAAATGTCATCTTTATTAGCCATTAAAGCGCAAGCACTCAACGAAGCAGGCATTGCTACCACAAAGTTTCGGGAAGATTATCAAAGCCTGACCGGTCATCACAGCAAACGGAAAATGATGATGAGCGCGATTCGTTGCGGCTACATTATCGAGAAAGCGGGGTTAGCGCCCCTGCTGTCACTGCTCGATACAGAAGCATTTTTCGCTGCTGATCAAAACACACGTAAGCAGATGGTCATGCGGGTGCTGGCGTTAAGTAATATGGAAGAAACCCCCACCACTCCCGTTGAGCCAGACATGACAACCGTGGAAATTGAAACACCACCCGCAACAGCAAAAGCGATAATTCAACCGGAAGAACCAGCGAATAACGGCACAGGGGCTCCGTCTGAGAATACCACCAGCATAATCAAACACGAGAAACGAGAGGATGGTTCAGCGACGTTAATTGAACGTTCAACCAATAAACAACCGCCGCCTTCAACGCTATCAGCAATGTCAGCACTCAGAGGAAACGTGACTAAGAAATAGGATCTATCATTCTTTTTCGGATCATGTCATCCCAAATCTTACGTAAGGCTGCATTCTGTAATGCAGCCTTGTTTTCATCGCCCTTCAGCCCACCAGCGGGAATCACTGTTTTTGAGAAATCAATGGATATGCCATGGCGCGGCTTAAAGTGGGCCTGTGTAATGTATTTCATTTCATATTTTCTTGGCCGAACACGGGTATCCATGAGGCAAACAATGTTTTTGGACGAACAAAACACGTTAAGTCGTGCGTAGACAAAATCCTTGTCTATTTTGACATGGGGGTAATAGCGGCGAATGGCATCCATGACCTCTTTGGCGGTCAGAGGGCGGTTTTCTCTCAGAAGCACATCTGCCAAATGGATATTGGAGATTTTTTCTTTCACGCTCTTTTCCAAGGAAATTCTAAATGATTTTTTATATTACATAAAAAGCAGAAAAGAAGAAGAAAATACCTTCAATTACAATAAGTTAATAATAAAATAGGCAGTGGTTATATAGACTAATAAGAAAAGGCCGCATTAAGCGGCCTCTGTGATTAATCTTAATCCAAGATTAATTGTGTCGGTCTACACGCATAAAACGCCGCCAATTTTTCCAGCGTAGCTTGGCGTGGACGTTCTGCTCTTTCAAATTGAGAGACGGCGGCTTGTGTAATTCCCAGCCTCTCGGCCACCTCTGTCTGTGATAAACGTCGATATATACGCCATGCTGCATGAAGTGTCACATCTTCATCAACCATAATACTAATGACGTCATGGGGAATGGTTTCATCATCATTAGCCCCCTTGGGGTAAGGGATACTGACGTAATCTTCATCACGATCCAGCGCTGCAAGCAAGCGTTCATACTCCGCAATAGGAAGTACTACAGCCTGCTTGTTGCCGTTCTCATCTGTAATAAACTGGATACCAGCCATATTATCTCCGATATTGTATTGGCCATAACGCGAATAGAGGAAAAAGCAGGCGGGTATTCCCCGCCGTGCCAGTCAATATGTCTTTGTTTGTCTCCGCTTAACTTCCTGCACTTCCAAAATCTTCGGCTCTTTACCTGAAAGCTCAAACAGAATTCGGTAGTCACCTACTCTCAATCTGTATTGAGTTTCCGTTCCCGTTAATTTTTTGATATCCAAATCCACCAGCGGAAAACCCGTAAGCAAACCCACTTTATTTTTGATTGCTTTCTGGTATCGCGTGTCGATCCTGACTAGCTGTTTGGTTGCCGCTTTAGACCAAACCACTTTGACCATCATTTCCCCTATTTTTAAAGAGCATCTCCGTTTTCAGGATAGGTGTAATATAAGCCTTATGGCTTATATTGTCAATATAACACTTATATTATTATAAGTATTTCGAATGCCCCATTAAAATTCGTTTCCCAATCCATGCCATCACAGGTACGGCCATTGAATTACCGATTGCCCGGTAACGATGACCATCGGGGCAGTCAGCCGTTGCCTTACCATTCCACGGAATTTGGGTGTGATTATCGGGGAAACCTTGCAACCGCTCGCACTCTACGGGTGTTAAACGGCGCACGGTATAACCGTATCGATTTTTATATTACAAGAAGATTGCGGGTCATTAATGCGTGGCTAGTCAATCAGTATAAACTTGAAGATCGGTAATGATTGTTGACAAATAATCTATAAATGGTTACTATTGTTACCGTTGGCTGGCGACTTTGGCCGGTTACGTTCTTTAACAAAGTGAGACTTAATTTAAAAGGAGTGTTATCTATCGCGTATCATAAAAATAAGGAGATCAATGCGGCAATTGCATATGCCGTGTCTCAAGGCTGGGCTTACATCAAACGGAAAGGAAAAGGCCATGCTGTAGGAGTTTTGCGATGTGGACGTGAAGATAAGTGCCACCAAAAATCAGTGTGGGGAACACCGGATAGCCCCCAAGACCACGCAAAAGATATAATCTCATTAGTGGATAAATGCAAATAATATCAAGGCCGTCAATCGGCGGCCTTTTTTATATCAGTCTCACATCTAATGATAGGAAAAAGGATATGAGAAAATACAGTTTTAGCATCGTGGTGGGTGGAAAGAAAATCACTACTGACGATGATTTGTTTGATATCTCAGACGCTTTGTATGAAGCAGGATGCAGCGACGCCCACCCCGCTGCATACAACGGTACATTGTACGTTAATTTTACACGCAACGGCGAAAATTACGCCAAATCAGTGTCATCTGCCATCTCTGATATTGAGTCAGTTTCTGGATTAACTTGTTTATCTGTAGATATTGGTGATGTAGTCAGTTTAAGTGATGCTGCTGAACTGGCAGGAACCACCAAAGCGGCGTTATCTCGATACAGTAAGGGGAGCCGTGGAGCCGGTGATTTTCCGACACCAATTCTACGCGTAGATAGCAGTCGCCCGTTATGGTCATGGGCGGATATTGCTGAATGGCTCGAAAAAAACCAGCTCATCGACAATGAGCTGGTGGAGCAAGCACGGATGACTGGAGCCATTAACACAGCACTGTCAATTCGAAACACTAATTCAATGGATACAGTATTTCAATTTCTGTACGCATTGAAATCCAATAATAACCACACAATAATCACGGCGTAGTTAACAATAATTCTTTTAAAAGATAAGTCTCACACATTCGGCCGTCTAAATGATGGCCTTTTTTTTTATTTCACGACACCTTCTGAAATTGAATATAAAATAACCCCTAACAAGGGTTATTTATTCAGTGTTTAAATGTAAATTTAAGGTGGTGTTATGGGAATTACAGAGAAAATAGCGACAGCATTTTGCACTCGTGAATCAAATCAGAACGTAGAACCTGATTTACTGGCACCAATAATCACAAAAGTAGTAAGCAGCTTTCCAGACACTCAACGCTTATCTGTGATAGTGAGTCTAGTGGGACTGAATAAGAGAAAATCTTATCGATTATTTATAGATATTCTCCATAATGGAGAGAGTTGTGTAAAATTTCAGGAAAATCCTTATGGTGATGAAGGAGAAGAATTCACTGTTGAAAACATCAGATTACCGGAGGATCAAGTTACTGCTATTTTTAGTGCCGTATTTGACCAGATAGAGTTCCCTGAACCCGGCATCTATGAAATAAAGGTGAAATTAAGAAATCAAGAAAAGCAAGTCATTGATGAGGACTCCTACTATTTTTATGTTTTGGATAAAAAGGATTACAAATAGGGAATTACGGAGCGGGTGATGTCCCAACACCCATTCTACGTATAGACAGTCACTGTCCATTATGGCCGTGGACTGATATTGCCAACAAATAATCTCATCGACAATGCGCTGGTGGAACAAGCACGGATGACCGGTGCTATTAACACGGCACTATCAATGCGAAACACAATTCACCTATACACATTAGAATCCAAGAATATTTAATCGATTATTTAATTCACGAATACGGTCTGATTCAGTTCGGAACGGTGGACACAGATCGTTATTAGCTTGATCCAATACATACATGCCAAACCATGTAATGCTATAAATACCATGCCGGTGATAACAAACAACGCCCAGTTCCGCTAATCTGTGCATAATTTCACGGGAAACATCGTACCCTTCTCCATCATCCGACGTCGCTTTAAAACGCCGTAATGCCGCCAAATCCTCTGGTTGCAGGTAGTTGATACTCATTCTTTTAGCTCTTCTGATATGACGCTGTAAATGTTGGGTTATATTCTTGCACGACCCTGAATACACCGAGAGATTTCCCCTCAGTAAATACCACGATATCAATCGGCCAGTAAGCTCCCCATCCCTCATGATTATCATTATAATCTTTAGCGCACATCTCAGCTAGATGCTTAGGGGACAGGACATCCGGCTTATCATTTTTCAGAGCGTATCGATCTGTCAGGTCATCAAAATTATTTTTGCCTACTACTGCATATTCGATTGTCATTCTAACGTCCCAAATCACATACCCAAATGAGTTATTAAATATTTTTATCTCTCTTAATACAAATCGTTTCCCCTGTGACGGCTTAAACGAATTCGGGTTATTTACGGGTTCTTCCACAGAACCCGATTTATCTAATCCACCCTCGCCACTTGATTTTCATTCGCATATGAAAACCAATAATAAGCTCTATTATCAGGCACTTTTTCCTTTTTCATCAAAACGTTTGCATTATCTTTTGATATGACGTAATACTTAATATATTTTTTTTCCTTTTTTCTAACATCAAAATTTAATACTAATGTTTTTTCGGAACCCGAAATATCAATATAATGCTCAAGATAAACAAGTTTGTTGTCTTTAACAAAGATGATTTTTGAAAATATATCTAAATCCCCATCAATTTTTAAGTTGATGAAACTTTCAACAGCTTTACGTTCAAATCCATTATCTATTACATACATGTAATCCCACTCAAATGGTGTGATGCTTTTCATATTGACAATACATTCATCATTAACATGACAATATTTATCAGTATAATCAAATATACCTTCAGCTATATTAACCTCCCTGCAACTGGACAAATAAAACACAGAGAAAAACATAATAAACAAAGTAACTAATTGACTTTTTCGCCCTAGCAAATAACCGTCTGGGTTAAAAACTATCATCATCGCCTCTCTCTACGTTGCCCATTCATATAAAAAAGTCGGCTTTTTGTCGGCGGTAGTATCGCGCTTAATTGCATATCCATGACAACCGAAAAAGCCGAGCTTAAATTTACATTATTTTTAAGTCGTTATCATTGATAATCGACAATGGGTTCTTTTCGCTTCCCAGCTGCTAACTGTTCGGGTGAAAAACCTTCATTATCACCTCTATCAAATTGACTCTTCATATAAGAAAATTGTTCATCTGAAATTTTCTCTTTCACCACTGAAAATCCAGAGGCATTCTCTTTGGCAACGTAGAGACCTTCTTTATGAAAATGGTTTAATATTGCTTTAGCCTGCTCTTTCATTGACGTATTGGCGTTTGCCATTCCAATTTGGCGACCTGTTCGGTTATTCAGCATATCAATCGTTTCATCAGCATCTGCGGACGTTTTGAAATGGCGAACACTCAAATCTAACGTGTCATATCGTTCATGTGCATCAGCCACACGAGAGGCTATTTCCTTACCGTATTTAGCGGTAATTGCAGATTGCCATAGTGTATGTCGAAAGGCATTAACCTGGCTACCCTCCCTGCGATCATTGTCCTGAAGTACTCCGTAAGGGTTTGTCTCACGCGATCCCTGCGTTGAAAAACGCAGTGCGCTAGTTGTCATATTCGTACTGCCTTGAGAAATCCCCCCTATATTGAAGACCTTGTCTAGGTTACTAACGGCAAACATGTATTGTTGTATGTCTCGCTGCAAATTAGTTTTCTTTCCCGAGAAAAAATCATATTGGTTTTTAACAAGATCTTTATGGTCGCTATTGCTAAAGTCACTTTTAAGAAAATCTGTAGTTAACTTACCAATATTTTTTACATATGTACTCATTTGACCAAATTTATCGAACTCTTTGACAAGTTCATCTAGTACGAAAATATTTTTTAATGTTGGAGCCATATTGTTATATAATTCTTTAATGGCTGAATTAAAATCCCTTTTACCCCATTGGGTACTCCTTCCAGTACCTTCCACACTACCCATATGGTGGTAAAAGTTATCATATTTTGATTTCCTGGATTCATTTCCATAAGCAAATATTTGTAATGTGGTTTGAGCATTAGATGATAAGCTCTTAAATGAACCTATTCTGTTATCTAGTAAATATCTATCTTCAAAAAGCCCTTTTAGATTATCCATGGTTGAATAAAACCGCTTACCTTCAAGCATAGATAAATGGCTCATCACAACAGGCGCTGTAGAGTTAAACATATTTTTGATATTTAATAATGGTTGAGTAAAATGGTAATCACTCCTCATTAGCGCGAATGTCTCACCATTAGGCTTATTACGATATTTGTCCAGTAGTCCCAATGCCTTATTTATTTCCTTTTCTATAAAAGGACACTGTTTTCTTGAACAAACTGGACATATTCCCTCCTTTCCATTAGCTTGCCAAAGTTTAGCCATATCATGAGCGCTAATTCCTCCACCTGGTGTGTAAAGGGCACCATCCGTTAGAGTTTCACGCGGCTTCGCATAGGAACCATACCCAATACCAGGAAAAATGTTAGGAGTAGATGGCATAAAACTAGATTTCAATCTGTTTAAAACGTCTCTCCCGCTGATTGTCGCCGGGATAATTTTAAGAATTCTCTTTCCATCCGCAGTATATGGAATACCATTTTCATAATATGCAATTAAATTATATGACATCTCTATATCCTTAACTTATTTATTTTCAAGATAAAATTAATCCCTTTATGAAAGGGGAAAAAAATTTACAGCAACTCTAATTTTAAAATCAATAAATAAAAATTATAAAAGCAAGTATGGAAATTATTTTTTGATAAATTTATTATTAATTTTAAAATATAAGAATTTCTTTTGGCAGTTCGTATCGTCGCCGCACTGGGAAGTACACCTTAGTTCTGAGTTCTGGTTACATCTCCAGGGTGCTTATGACCGGCGTCAGCTAGAAGACCAAGGGATCGTTTTATATGGTGAACATGATGATACGTTGCAGGCTACTTCAAATCATTAATAAATACGGGCTGTTATAACCCGTTTTTAATTTTGAAACTCAATAGTCTCAATTTCGATTTTTGATACGGATATATGATATCTTAAGTTAATTAATACACACCAGCGCACTCGGAAACGAAAAGAGGTGTAGTTATGGGGAAGGTACCTGGTTATTTCGTGGGTTATAGAAAGTTTGTCGTTGATCCAGACTGGCTTAGGGATATGAGAGAGAGGAATTGCCAGAAACGGCTTGAACGGTTCAAACAGTGGTCAAAGACGTGGATCACAGTAACGCGTCTCAAAGAGACAAGGCTTTGGACGGATTGGGCGATTAGGCAATGGCTAGGTCAACCGAAAAAACAAGGTAAATATAAAGTTTTTGCGGTCGCTGATGTCAAGGTAGCGGAGCGTAAAAAAGACTTTAAAGAATGGCATCAAAAAAGACTTGAAAAGAAGCAATCGACTGATAAATTTTTCGAACTTCCTAAATTATAAAAGAAATTTAGTCTGACGGAATTTTCGGCGGTTCCGGCTTAGAACCACTGATACACATTGTTATAAATTTCAGATGAACTTATCGAGGAAATGGGCGCAAAACCCCAATTCCAGCACAGTGCCAAAGGTTAAGTGGTTGGGATGCGTCCATTATTCTCCTATTCTCCTATTTTCCTCTTTTCAACAAATCTGGCAGATTGGCACACTTGATATTAGAGAATAAAATTCTAAACACTTTTTTATTTTTATGTGCTCGTTTCTGGTGTTGGTAACTGCGATGCACTTCCTTGATTAATGGCTGAACGCTCATCCCTGGTCATATCTCTTCACTCCATTGTTTTTCTGTCATTTTGCCCAAAAAACTCACACCAATAGTCGCTGAGTTAACGCGGATACCTAAACTCGTTTGCGCTTCCAGTAGCCTAAGATGTGTCATCCTTGGTGTCGCATGTTTTACGATCACCGATTGTGTCTCCAGTCCTGATTGACTGAATGAGACATTGAAGTAATAGAATTTCTTTGCCATTTTTAGAGTAAGATCCTAAAGTTACAATAGGACAAGAAGGTGGCCTTTCCCGAATATCTCATTTTTGTGGAGAATGCCAAGGCTGTTTGGCTAAAAACGGCGGTGAGACGCCATCAGCCCGTAAATCGATACGACGTCATGCAGGAGATCAGCGCCTGCCTCCACGCCATACTCAAAATACACCTTCCTGTTATGCACGGTATACCGCCCAATTTTCAGCCAGCTGATCCTGAACCGAAGGATTCCAAGGAATGGAAATGCCATCAGGCGCTATAAATAAAAACTCAGCCCGTTCATTTCTTTTTCGCTTATCACAGTGCAATCTCACACGCCCACCCGCCCAATTCATACGATAGATACTGTAATCACGCTGGATCATGAGGCTCAACGCTGAAGGGTAATCCATCAATCGGATATCAGAGACATCAGCGCTGTTTGCAGCATCACTTTTCTCTGATTTAGCCTGTAATTTATCCGCAAAAATATTGTTGATGATTAATTTTTGTTCCTCAGAGAGATAATGCGCATAATCAGACGTTGCCCTGTGGATCATCTTCCACAAATTTTTTATCCCACCTACAGCGTAATGAAGGTCGGCTTTATTGCTATTTGCACGCTTATATAAACTGATAGCCGTTACCTTTTTCCCTTCATTTTCAATATATAACTCAAGAAGGCAGACCATATAGTAAGCCACTTTCCACTTAGTTGAATCGCGCTTGATGGAAGGTTTATCCAATAACCATATATAAAATAGTTCTTTATTGAATTTCATCGGTTACTCCTTCCACAAATGATCATTTTTATGGGCGGTAAATGATGCCCCAGATTCCAGGCACCAGTATTGCGTCACCGCCTCTATTGCCTCGTGCTCATCATAGACAACAACACAGTAAAATCCCCCCTCAGATAACGTATTCAACCATTGTTTTTGCACTTCAGACGGTTTATTGGCCCCATGTTTAAATTCAAGGCGCATACCGTGGTAATCCCCCTTAGCAGTATCTAACGAAACATCGGGATACCCTTTTCTTTGTCCTTCTGCTCTAAGGTGTTCGCCTGTTTTTTTGTGGCGTAGCCCGCCGTTAGGCGTCGAATGCAGGCATTTGTAAATGTCGGGAGCATTCACCTCGCAATAATAAAAAAAGCGAACCTGAGCGTAATGTTCATGATTGCCTTTCAGCAACTCAGGATTCTTAGCTAACTTTTCCAAAGCGACAGCATGAGGGGAACGCGCTTTGTTATTGGGCTTGTCCCAACTTACAGGGGCGTTATTGGTGACGGACCTTTTACCCTTAGTGAGTTGCCCTTTCTTCTTCGTCCTTTCGCAGTAATCGCTATACCATTCTTCGGAAGCTCTCAGCATTCTCACTCCAACAACATTATTTCAATTCTAATCAGTTTCTTACTTTTTAACGGTGAGGTGACATACCAGCCGAAAAGGACAGAAGTCGTGGATTTTATCGAGGGGATCACACTCCATGTTCTGCATAATCAATCGCCAAACCAAAAAAAAACCGCAAATCAAGCGGTATTATTCAACAACTTAAAATTTCAAAGAGATTGTTTTACATGATAACAACCTATCGCTCATGACCCGCCTGATGGCGGGTTTTTGAGTGGATTTAAAACCAACACTTCAAGGTAAATTCTAAATGCTTTTTTTCTAACTTTGAAGGTAAATTCTAAACATTTTTTTTTAAACTTCAATGAGAATATAGAAATATTTCAATTAAATCATAGCGCTGAAATTTTCAGCATTCTTCTTTAAACGGTCGATATTGAAATCAATAATCTCATCCCATTCGGACATCCAGCATTCCCTTACCTGTCCAACTCTAACCCCATTAGAAGGTCGAACGATCCAGCACCAATTATTATGATGTTCCTTATCCTTGAGTTCGAATACTTGACGGGCGGAATTAAACTTCAGCATATACCCTCGCTTCGCAGCAAGGTCCGTCAGTTCCCCAAGTTTGTAGTACTTTTTAGTGCCGTTCACAATGCCCCCCTCAGTTGGATACGCGTTTCCATCTCTTCATCGTTGCTGAACCACAGATAAGGTTCAGTGTCATCAGACGCATCATGAATGTCAAAGGTATGGTCAGCGGAATAAACCAAGCCATTCTCAAATCGCTCATTTGAATAAAGGTGCGCGGCCACCACGATCAACGCCGGACGGCTCATGGTGTAAATAGCGGCAACATCCGCATCAACAAGGACACCAAAAGCCCTCTCTCCTTGCTCAACAATCAGTGATTTCACGCTCGGCCACCATGCACCAAAAGAACGGTACAATCTCGGCTCGGTTTTCAGTCGGGTAATCAGATTCGTGATGTAGAATTCCACATACGCTTTTTCTGGCTTTGTTCCGATAGCTTCAGCGAGTATAGACTCCAAGTGAGCTTCTGGAGGCTGAATAGTGTCAATTAATGTCGTCATCGATTTAAATGCGCCCCAAACAGGGCGCAACTCCAAGATTAATTATTCATGTCTTTGAATAACAGCTAAAATTTTATCCAGCGGATGTTCTTTCGAGATAAGCCACCAGCTACCGGCCAACTCATCGCTCGGATTACGGCCATTATAATAGGTGGCGCTGAAATCCACTTTCAGTTCGTCTTTTGCCTCAAACAGCGCACCATCTTTGCCCCTGATATCGTTAAAGCAGTAACAGCCATCGGGTGCATAGTCATAACGGTTAGCCCCTTTACCGCCACGAATAGCGGTGATGTTGGTTTTTACAATAATATTATTTTCCAACTGAGCGATCCGCATTTTTTGGGTTTCTTGTTCTATCTGGGCTTTTTCGGCGTTGGCTTTATCCACCTCCTCCTGAGAAATCAGGCCCGCTTTTAGCTTGATTTCATCCCAGCGTCCGACGCCATAACGTAATTTCTTATAACCCTGATTAATCTCCGAAAACAATCCATCATGCCGCTGAACGTTCAAGAAATGCGATTCGGTAATGTCGTGTTCTTCAATAATGCCCAAAGCAACAGCATCGGCAAAAAGAGTAGCGAAATTCTTATCGTATCCAGCTGTATTTTCAAAATAATTGTCTTGGAAAGACCGGAAATTCGAAGTTGGGAATGCCTGCACTCGTTCGACAACCGAAGCCAGACTGGAGTTCAGGGACGATTTAAACACCCGATATTCTTTATGGGCTGCCGCTTTACCCTGCTTGGCGACGGCATCGTTGAGACGAGCCACAATCACCTGACATTGTTCAGCAAACTCCCTGTCAAAATCAACCGTATTCCGGTACTGGCTGGGGACAGAAAACGTCCGATAACCAAAAGCATTCTTAATAAAATGACTGGCATCATACTGTCCGGTTTCCAAAAAATGCCGTAATTGTGCCGACCCAGAGCCAGACATATTCTCTGACTCACTGCCGTAGTTGCTTAACTTATCCGATATGTATTCAGCAACCAGTTCAGTAATCAATGACGGGCTGGCCGTTTCACCGTAGCTGTCGATGGCCGTTCTATAATCCGTGCCAAACAAGGCGATTAGGAATCCAATAGACGAAGCACGATAGGAACTCCCTCGGTAATGCTCTGCCACTTTCGATTTCAGTACCTCATCGTTGGCGTCGGGATAAACAATATTATCCGCATTCTCTCTCAACCAGTTTGAAAGCATTCCATTCAATTTATGGGTGTCAAAGCTCCCCTCTGTTCTGTAAAACACATCATAATCTTTCAATACCAGATCGCCAGATTTGAGGTAAGCATAAAATTGCTGTCGGTTAAGACGTGAGGCGACATCGCTAATACTAACCCCGCCAAACATCCACGTTTTCAGCACCAGCTCACTGTCAGAAAAGTCAGCTTCCGCCTCTAAAGACGTAACAAGCGTAGCCGCCGCATTTCTGAGTTGACCATTCTTATCATCACACCACAATTGATCGACCGTGGCGATACCGGTATCAATATTGATGGCCTTCACCCTGACCAAAAACTGGTCGAAGTAATAAGACCCCTCACGATAGGGCATCCGACAGTAATAAACCCGACCCGTACGCAACAATCGCTTATCTTTGTCCACATAATACTCGGCGGCGTGCTCTAAAATATCCGGTTCCACATCCAGATAACCGGCGTCAATCGCGTGTTTAATCTCCGGGCGTAAGCGTTTGATTAAGTTTTCAGACTGACGCATACGCACCAGCAAACGCTCCTGTTTGGTGATCGCATCCGTATACTTTGCAATCTGTTCCCGCAACATTTTTTGCGCGTCTGGCGACTTCGCGTGTCCGTCTTCCAGACGGGCTTTGTTATCGTCAATTTTTGCCTGATAATCCTTGATGGTATCTTCCACTGACTGCGAATCGCCCTTACTGGCGTGTTTCGCCTTCAGATAATTAGTCAGGTCAATTTCCGCCCGCTGTTTGGCTTTGGCCTTTGCCAATGTTTCCGCTTTTTCGATCTGCTCACGGCGCACCCGTTCACGCTCTTCCGGATCGGCGGCTAACAGTAAACGCATTTCCTCCGCATTATTGGCATCGGCATTCGCCATAATTGCCTCATCCGACGTCAGAATATCTTTGATCCAGTTGGCTTTGCGTTTCAGCGTGTCAAGGCGAAACTCATCAAATGACCCTTGCCCACAATAATAATACGCCTTAACGCTGGCACTACTGGAACCCACGCGCGCCCCGCGTCCGTTGCGCTGATTCAGTGAGGCCGGTGTCCAGGGCAATGTTAAGTGGTGCATTGCGGTGGTGCCGATATGCAGGTTAATTCCCACTTCTGCCTTCTTATTACAAATGATGATCGGCGTTCGGCCTTCATTGTAATCGGCGGCGATCTTTTCTAACCCGCCCAGTGACACGTCGTTCTGCGCGGCCACATACTCATCAAAAGCGGCTTTCTGCTCATAATATTTATTCAGCTGGTCGGGTGTCGCGTCTTCTTTCGGCTCTGCCGGGCGTTTGACTTTCTTCAGCTTCTTCGTATTGGATTTGGCTGCCTGCGCTACCGTCGTGGCGTTCAGAATACCGATGTCCTCCCGTTTCATGCCCAACGCCTGGGCGATAATGCGGCGCAATTTTTCATGCTGGGTTTTTTCATCCGAAAAGATGATTTGCTTACCGCCCCCTACCATACTTTTTTTCAGGTTGGCAATTAATTTGGAGTATTTTGGCGGAATGGGATGTGTAATATCATCTTCGCTCAACCCAAACATACCCAAACGTTGAATGACTTCCTTTTCATAGAGTTCAGAGACGACCAGAGCAACAAATTTCCCCTCTTCCCGCACAAGCGCCTCTGCGCTGGCGGTGACCGTTTCGTCATCGTCATCATCCGTATCCGTGACACTGAGGGGCAAATCATCCCGTAATGCGTTCACGGCGTTCAGATGCGATTTATCAAAACGGAAGGTGATTGTGCGATTATACAAATCCGGATCGGTACACACCCGGTCCATATCCCGGATAATCGCAAAAATAGAATCTTCAGGCTTTTCTTCGTACCCGTCGTATCTCGCATCCCGTTCTTTTTCTTCTTTGCTTTTTGATAAGGCGTCCGCCCGCAGGCGCAGTTCTTCATAAACCGCCTGCTGATATGCCGTCATGGGCACCGATTCAGTCTGAGGCACCACATCGGGGATAGCGACTTCATTGGAAACGTCCTTTGCCTCTTTTAAGGTCGCCCAGCGATGAAACAGGCCGCGTAACCCGTCCAGATTCTGGAACCCGACCAAGCCTAGTTTCGTTTCAATCTCACCCGATATCTTTTGCACCTGCACGGATTCGGTCATCCCGAACACCTTCACGAAGTCATCCGGCGTGTAGATCCCCATGCGTTGCCATTCCGCCATCGGAATGACATGCGACAGCATATTGAACGCATCAATCGGGCTGTTAACCAACGGCGTCGCGGTCAGCATCACGGCCCCACGACCATTGTTATTTTTCATCAGATAGGCGTTTTTGACGGCCATATCACGGGCTGACTTTGCCATGGCCGATGTCGGCAAATAGGCCAGCATGGACGCCTCACGCCCGGCGGCATAACTGTTACGGTAGTTATGACCCTCATCAATAATCGCGTTATCAAAGCCCATATCTTCAAAATAAGGGAAATCCTGCTGTTTCTGACTGCCGGTGTTACTGCCATCGGCCAGGATGCGGTTTTTCTTTTGCGCATCCTTGTGTTTTTGGCCGTCCAGATTGACGCGACCCGCTTCAGCTTGAGCAAACAGAAAATCATAGGCATTGTCCGTGATCGTCTCTTCCCGCAGCGGAATAGCCGCATACTGCTCTTTGGTCATGACCACCGCACGGTAGTTGGATTGCGGGATCAGGTTCATCCGCTCTTTAATCGTGGCGCTGCTGGCAATTTTAATCGCATTACGATACAGCGGTTCTCCCGTGTTCTTATCCAATTTCGGCTGGCCGTTCTCATCCAGTACCGGCACCTGACGATGATGGCCTTCATCATCAAGCACCTCATCCAGACCGACAAACAGAAAACTTTTCAGCGCCTCTTTGCTGTAGAACGACTGGGCTTCGTGATACCAGTTTTCCAATACCGCTTTCGGCACCACAATCGGGGTGCGTTTGCTGCGGCCATTTTCAAAATTGTAGGCTTCCAGGGCCATTCCGGTGGTGGTTTTCCCCAGTCCCGTGCCAAAGCCCAGTATGCCCCGGCCATCTTCGGAAAGTCGTCTGACTTCGGTATTCTGATAACCGAATGGGGTGCGTTTTCCAGAAATCCCACTGAGATTCAGGCTGGCGGCGGAATGCTCATACGGAATATACGCATTGAAGGCATCGTTATATTGCTGCACAAGACCGTCTATCTCATCATGCTGGCGGAGCCAGACGTTGAAATCCTCTTCTAAGCGTTTGATCCGTTCCAGATACACGGCCTCGTTCTGGCCGCGTGGCTTAATACCATTGAGGTAATTTTCAAGCTGATCGGCAAACCCGTCTTTGCCTCTGACGCGTTTATACTGAGGGATCGTCTGCCCCGTGTCCTTGTCTTTGGTCATGACGGTTTTGTGTCTGTAGCCGACAAAAACCCCATGCTTACCACGATAACTCAGATCAGAGACAAGCTGGCCTTCCTCTACCTCGACTTTCTCAATGTATTTCAGGGCGTCATAACCTTGCTCGTTTAAAAACTCCAGCATCAGACGGCGATCCATCCAACGCGAGTTCAGGGAGAAAGTGATGTTATCGACTTCCGTCCATTTACGTTTGTTCTTAATTTCCACCAGCTGGCGCAGATAGTTTTCTTTCACCGCCCCTTCACGGGTGTAAGGTAAAACGGCCAGAATCTGGCTGTTCATTAAACCAATATCGCCGCTGGTGGCTCTGTCCATCGGCAACACGTTACCGTCAGCGGAAATGGCAACGCCTTCTTTGTCGGCGAGCCATGCCAGCAACGCTTCATCATCAGCCGGTAATTCTCCGGTATAATGGGCGCGAAATGCCGCCAGCGTAACCGGGTCTAAATCGATTTGACTGAAGAGGTGGCGAATGACCGCTTCCGGATCGGTGCTGTCGTGAGCGTCCTGCACACCAATATCTAACGTGCCTTGTATCAGATCCGACAACTGCCCGTCTTGGGTCACACTCGCCTTGAACTTTAACCAGTCCGCCGCCCCGCTGCCGGACACATTGACACGCCGTCCATGATGGGGGTTCGCGCCCCGCGCCACCTCTTGGGTAATCAGCTGTTCGACCTCAGCGCGCCGCGTTTCCAGCTTTTCGCCCGCCGCACCGGAGGCCATCAGATCCTGCATCACCGCGATACGTTTGCCAATGACGGAGCCGCGATAGGCTTTTTCACGTACCGACGGCGGTTGCATCCGGGCAAACGTGATGATTGAACGGTATTCGGCGGGGAGTGTTTCGGGATAATTACTTGCAATGGCAGAAATCTGCTCAAAAGTGAGACTCAATAACCCTTCAGACGTAGATAAGCGCTCCGATAGCTCTTCATACGTTGTGACGCCGTAACGCGTTGGATCGAGTTTCGTGGCCTTTGCCCCGGCATCATACACCAGGCGGCCGGATTCCATCTGATACCAGCGACCATTGATAAACCGCTTTTCGCCCTCTGCCATCGGTGCAACATCCGGTTCTATCAGGTTGAGCGCGGCCCAATCAATGCGGGATTCAAACTTATGCGCAAGGTTACGCTTCATCTCACCCGCTGTTATCTGATCATTCTTCACCACCAGCCGTTTAAATTTGCCTGCACCTTCTATGCTGGACTCACCGTGCTGAAATTTTCGGCCTTCCCGCTCAAACCATTTCCCGGCAAGGTACGTCTCCCACAGCACATTCGCGGATTTCAACGCGGGTTCATCGGCCATCAGGATTTTTTCGGCCAGATCGACCGGATGCTTTCTGAGTACCCAGATATCCACGGCGGTTGCCGTGCCGTTCTCTTCAAACGTGCCTGACGGTAGACGATGTGCCCCTAAAAACTCCGCCTTACGTGAAACCTGTTCACGTAACTTGGTGTAGGTTTTTCCACTGGTCATGCCATAGGGAACCACAATGCAGGCCAATCCGTTCGGCTTAATTTTGTCTAAAATACGGAGAACAAAATACACCCCCACGTTTTTAACGTCTGAATACTCCGGGTCTAAATGGGCAAAACCGCCACGACTGGCACCAAAGGGCACATTACCCAGACAGCTATCAAAGTAATCATCAGGAGTATTGGAGGCGAGCTTTTCAAACGGGGAGATGGAAACCTGATCTTCAGGGTGCAGCAACTGATTAATCCGGCCTGATATTTCACTGATTTCGGTTGAAGTACAGATAACGCCTTTGGGTTTTGTTTCCTGAAATACGCCGGTGGCCGCTGAAGGCTCCAGCATATTGCCGGTATCAGCACCATAGGCTTTCATCATTTCCCACATGCCAGCGGCGACATGCTGGGGGGTGTAGTATTCATATTCAGAACCGCCAATCCCCCCCAATCCGGTATAACCTGCCAAGATCTGGCGCTGTTCGTCCGTTAGTGTATATCCATCAAAATCAGGCGGGAGTGAATCAAGCAAAGCAATCGCTTCAGCATTGGCTTGTTTTCTCTTTCTTTCAATACTGACCCCCGCTGATTTTGTAATGCCAAAGCTGGCCGGTGATCTTGTTAATGAGGCGGAACGGATAACCCTAATCAGTTCAGCAATGCTGGTCACACCTAAAAACAACGAAGGATCACTTTTTGTCGAGGTTAATTTATCGCCCAATGTTCACGTCTCTAAATAAAGGTTTACTAGAATCGCCAATTCTAATAAACCTTTAATTTATGACTGGCGGGGAATAACCGTGAAATCCAAAACGTCGTGGTCGCCAATAGACATTCTGCGCAAGTTACTGCCCGCTCATGCTGAACGTGATGACTTGCACGGCGTGCCTATAGCAGGCAGTAACGGGGCGATCGTTTCCCGTTCGGGGATCGCGCTATATAAAAATGATGATTCAGATGTGTTTACCTCCACCGGCGATGAAATTCATGCCAGTACTCAGCTTCCTGAAGAACGGTTATCGAAATACGCCATTTTAAGCATGATGGCGAAATCCCCCACCGTTGCCGCCGCACTGAATATCCACATTTCCAATGCGTTAAGCATGGACAAAAAATCCCGTTCCATCATCACCATTGAGCCCAAAGACACTGCGGATAATGAACTCAGTCAACGCTGTAAAGAACTGCAAGGCGATCTGGGTAAATTAATCAACGCAAACCTGCCCAATTGGGCCCGCATCATGACGGTGTTCGGTACATCATACATCCGGCCATATGCGGAAAAAGGGAAAGGCATCATAGCACTGGAAAGTGACTATCATACCCTGCCCCATTTTGTTCAGGAGTTTGTGCGCGGTGGTCAACTGGCGGGATTCACCGGCGATTTTTTACTGCACCCTGAAACCTATCAGCGTGTCATGGCGCAACCGTGGGATCTCATCACCATGAGACTACCAATATGGGTGCCCAGTTATGACAATCGGCCAATGATGTATGGCAGTAACGGGTTTAGCCTGCTCTCTTCCATCGACGCATCACCATTACGAGAAACCCAAAATTACGGTGCCAGCTTTCTTGAACATTCTTATGAGGCATTCGTCAACCTGTGTGATGCACTGAAGGCGCTCAAAGCCACCCGAAATAACGCGGCCAAAATTGACCGCCTCGTTGCCCTGACAACAAACACACTCGATCCCGTGCAAGCCGCCAGCTACACACGCTCGGTGACACAGGGATTAAAGCGGAATGCGGTCGAAATCCAGCGCCGCATGATGAACGGAAACGCCCTTCCCACCGTGATGAACCATGTGATCCCGGTCATGAGTGACGGGAAAGGCGGCATTGTGATTGATACCCAAACTATCCCTGCCGACATTACAGGGATCGAAGATGTGATGTTTCATTTACGCCAGCTGGCCGCGTCACTGGGTATCGATGCCACGATGCTGGGATGGGCAGATCAAATGAGCGGGGGCCTTGGTGAAGGCGGATGGCAACAGACATCAAGCAGTGCGGCTGAACGCAGTGATTGGATACGCCACGGTTGCGCGGAAGCGATTTATCGCATCATCGATATTCACTGTGCCTTCAAATACGGCAAGGTTTTTCCGCCCAATGACCGCCCCTACCAGATCACCTTTAATTCCCTGAATACGGCCATTCAGGAGCAACGAAACCGCGAACTCGATAGCCGGGCTAACTATTCTGCGCAGGTTGTGACCGTGGTCGATGCCCTGCTCAATAACCCGAAAATGAGTGGTTCAGACACATTCATGCAGTACACCTTGGCCGACACAATGGAAATCGATCCCGATACCGCTCAGGCCATGATTAAAGAATTCAAGGCCACTCAGGACGATAAAGAGAACAACGACATGATGGAATCAGTCCCATTCACCGGAGCTGAATTCGATATCGAATCCATGAGCCATGAAGAACTTAAAACTCTCTTCAAATTTATTACTAAATAACCTCTGTTGTGCCGACTTTTGAGGAAAAAAGATATGAATAATTTAATGACCGTCACTGACCGCTTTTCGGTAATTGACAACATTCGCAAACACACCCCACAGAATGCCAGAAACTATGTACTCAGTTCGGTTAAAGCATCACTGGAAAGCAACGAAGTTAAAGAACGCATGGCATTAGGCGAACTCTACGGTTTCTATGGACATAACCGGCGCGAAGAATATTACAAACGCACAGGAGAGTTACGACTACCTGAAACCAGTTTTATCATGATCGATGGAAAACCGGTCGCATTGGACAATGTACCGTCCAACAGAACGGTCGCGATTAACATCGACGATTCAGGTATTATTAGCCACTCTCAGGAAATATTAGACACGGATACTGGCCGAATTGTTAAAGGCATGGAACGCTCACGAGCTGGGGGTTGGAGTTGGGTCACTGGCGGGTCAGACAGCCCTTGGAAATCTGTAGTACGCCGTTTTTACGGTTTCGATTATGTCACTACCCCCAATTACATCAGCCTCGATCGTGAAATCATGATGGCGGAATCGGCATCAGACCGGCAAAGCCACATTGTCCTGGCATTCGTTAACTCAGGTTTTAGCGAAAGCGCCGCCATTGACCTCTCCGACCATTTTGAAAAAATGCGTGAACGCGACATGATGATCGAATCAGTAAACCGCGCCCAGACCGCTGAAGGGGAGTTGTTGGTTTTATCCGGTCGTTTATTGGAGCTTAACCAAAAAATTGAGGCACAGGATGCTATGCTGGAAGCTGTACAGCGAAACAATGACCTTCGCAAACGTTATCTCCAATCCGCAATAGACAAACTGCCGGTATTCCTTTCTGAAGAACAAAAAAACGCCATGTTACACATGGAAACGGAAGATGATTTACAGATCGTTGCCGCCATTTTCGAATCCGTCGGCAACGTTGATTTTGGCCGGCTTCCATTAGGCCAGATAACGGGCTATCAACCCGCTCCGCATAAACGGACTTCAAAATCACTCAGCCAAGCCCCTATTTTTTCGTTAAAGACGCCAAGGCCACCGAAATTTAGCTAAGGACACTGTATAGGGATTTCTGCCTCGCCTAATATTAGACGAGGCTCGTGTTAAGACTGAGGTAGTTATACTCGTATTTTGTCGGGCGTTTGATACGTATTTTTGATACTCATTTCACTTAAAACTATGGGCTATTTACATACTCATGTAAGCCTATCTCACGCATGACCATTGGTATACACTAAGTTAAACTCCCGTGATTGCTTTGCCATCTATCTGATACATTTGGCGATGTAAAATATGTAAGAGATGAATAAATGTTACAGTTTGATTTCGGTTCTTCGGATGCTTTTGAGCGAGTTATATCTCAGTTTGAAGAAATGGCTGCGTATGAGGCGTTGTGGTCTGAGAAAGGTGCGACATTTAAAACCATTGCAGATAAATTTAGGCAAGCTCCTAATACGTTGCCCTCAACGCTGGTTACAAAAAGTGTTCGAGAAGATTTTAAAAGGATGTTGAGAGAGATTTTTGAACTCTATTCGGTTGATAATTTAGGAATTAGAGTTCATGGAACTAATGAGTATCCTAAAAAATTAAGAGACGCTCAAAATCCAATAGAAGTTTTTTACTATCAGGGAGGGTGGGATCTAATAAATACTCGCTGCATTTCTGTTATTGGTTCTCGTGAAGTATCTGAGGAAGGGAAACGGAGAACAAGAAAACTGACTAATTACTTGGTAAATGATGGTTTTACAATTATCTCTGGATTGGCTAAAGGGGTTGATACTGAAGCACATAAAACAGCGCTTGCATTAGGCGGAAATACAATTGCGGTTATTGGCACCCCTCTTTCTCATTTTTATCCAAAGCAAAATATTGAACTGCAAAAATTTATTAGAAAAAACCATCTCTTAATTAGTCAAGTTCCGTTTAAATACTATCTGGATAACGATTACAGGACAAACAAATTGTTCTTTCCTGAACGTAATATAACCATGTCCGCATTATCAGAGGCTACGGTTATTGTAGAGGCTTCTGATACATCGGGAACGCTGACGCAAGCAAGAGCTGCGCTTAATCAAGGCCGCAAGTTGTTTATACTGGAAAGCTGTTTCAAAAACAGCTCAATTTATTGGCCTGCAAAGTATGAAGCCAGGGGAGCTATCAGAGTCAGAGATTATCAGGATATCAAGAATTACGTGTGAAAGAAGCGGGACTAAAAAATGGCATTAATAATACGCACAGATAACACCATAGCGCCCGTTGACAAAAAGCATTTCGTCGATAAAGGGTACTTCAAACTACTCGCATGACCCAAAGGATTAATCATTCATTTTTCAATCTATATTGACCTAATTTCTAGGTCATTATATAGTTAGTACATAGCAAGGGAAACATCCCGGCTTCAATCCGACAAACCAAGAGGATTCTACTATGAACAAGTCTCAAATTTTCTCATCCGCTCACAAAATAGCCAAAAACACAGTTGCAACTGTTGGCAACTACATGATTGCTTTCTCTCTGGCTCTGCGTGATATCTATAGCTCAATGAACAACACTGAAAAAAAATTGCTCTCCATGGGATTCAAGGCATGGGAACGTAACGGTCATCGCCGTATCTATATCAACATTGAGCGATTCGAAGAAGTTTTCGGATTGAAAGTCAGTTTCTATAAAACAGGTAATATCAGTTCAGCCAAATTAAATGGTGAGAAAATATCTAACTCCAAAGCCTGTGAGTTAATCCCACTGAAAGCGTTTTATGATTGCGTCAATAACGAATGGAACTGCGGCAAACTGAAACCAATTTTCTAATGCAACCGAGGTAAGGGGGTTACACCCGACCTACATCCAACAAACAACTAGAGGATTTTGAAATGACTACTATAACTATTAATACCTATGATGTTGCCGGGCGTTTCGATATGACAAAAGAAGAGGCCAGAAAATGTTTTCAACACGTTGAGACGTTAGCTATTGATGCTAACTATAACGTAGATTACACAGAATCCCTATATACAGATGAAGAAAGCGAGAGATTTGTAGAAAAAGCATTCCAAAGTTATTATCCAGAATAAATAAACCAATCCAAATGAAGCCCTGCGTCAGTGGGGCTATTTTCATAAGGCGAATCTATGGACAATCGAGAGAAATTAATAAAAGCTGGCGAAATGATTTTTGGCAGCCAATGGCAATCCCCCATGGCTCGCCTATTAGGGGTGGACTCTCGTGCCGTGCGTCGTTATGTCGCTGGCAATTCCCGCGCCCCCATGACCTACCGATTAGTCGATTCGTTAAAACAAAAAAAACAAGAAATTGACGAGGCCATTACGTTAGTCGAATCAGATTTAATATCAGGAGATTGCGTCACGCCAGAATTGATTGAATCGATTGTATCGCGATACACCTATGAGAACGATGATCATCGTCAACTGGCAGTGGATGCCATCAAGAAATCAATTTACGAAATGGTTTACCTATCAGACTTAAATCAGATAGCCAAAAAATACTCATCTCAACAATAAGAATACAGGAAAAGTCCCCGTCAATACGGGGAACATAAATTAATAATCAATAGAAATGAAAATAAAAGCGGTTCAACCCCGTAAAACGGGGAAAATAAGTTGATATCCACCAAAAAGACGAATAACAACGGTTCAACCCCGTTTCACGGGGAACATAAGTTGATATCCACCAAAAAGACGAATAAAGATGGTTCAACCCCGTAAAACGGGGAACGAAATAACAATAAAAGTGAAAATAATAACGGTTTATCCCCGTTTCACGAGGAACGCCATAATCATAAAAATGAAAGTGGAAATTATAACGGTTTATCCCCGTTTCACGAGGAACGCCATAATCATAAAAATGAAAGTGGAAATTATAACGGTTTATCCCCGTTTCACGAGGAACACCAAATTAATCAATTTGAAAATAACAACGACTTATTCCCAATTCCCATTTACATGATGAACAATTATATTATAGCTATTATTCTGATTTCATCCAACCAATTAACCCGTCACAAAATTCATCGAACTGTTGATCTGACATTGGCCTGAATCGGGGAACGGTTTCTGCGGTACTATTCCCTGATGCCTGTTTTCTGGCATCAACTGCCCGACCCCATCCGTCAATTTGAGATTTAGAATATTTCCCTTGTAAAATATCAAAAATCTCATTGCGATTAAGCCTCAATGCAAGACAGATTCGTCTGAGATTTTGATTATTTCTTACAGACATAGTGAATTACCTTTTCAACATAATCGAAAGAGCCTTTCTAGCTTAATTTTAGGCCTTTAAAGCAATCCCCGTAAGACGGGGAACATGAGTTGATAATCACTAAAAGTGAAAGCACTACCGGTTTATTCCCGTCGGAACGAGGAACGTTAAAAACGTAATAATCAAAATAATAACGGTTAATCCCAGCATGACTGGGAACGCATTTAATAATACACAGAAAATTAGTTAACTCAAATGCAAGTTAATTTTTTTTGACTCAAATCACTAAACCCCAGAGCCATTTGCTCTGGGATGGCAGTATGTTACCTCATCCAGTTTTAACTCTTCTTTGCCATCCATATCACCCCACAAAAACCATCAACACAGCGTGATTATAAATATTAAAAGTTAAAAATTCCGAATAAAGTCAGTATCTTTAGATAAAAATGCCAAGAAAGTAAAATGGCACTTTATTTCAAGGCTGATTAAGCATCATGCTGAATAGGTACGCAGCCACCATAAACAAGAACATAACGCGGAGCAAGAATGCGGCGGGCTTCATACAATGATTCGGCTTTGATGGTTATGCGCTCTGGGATGGATTTTTGGTCAGCACGCACCTGCGCATAAAACAGGAATTTATAGGATTTTGGGCGCAGGTGTGCGCAATGATAATTATGATTAATCATGATGGTAATCGCTCTGTAATGGTAAAAAAATCACCACCAGAGAGGTTCCAATCTCTGATTGGTGGTGAGCTGAACGGAGTTGGAACTACCGGCCATTACAGCTACGGCGATTACCGAGGCAAACACTAATCCGGCCAACCTTGCGGTTGCTCCGCCCCGCCCACCATAAATTGGATGTGCATAGGCATGACACAAAAAAAAGACGCAAGCGCGTCTGTGTCGCTGTAATGGTTATCGGGGTTCCAATCCCGACAGTAGGATTTACTACTGCCGTTTTAAAATACCCCTTTCCAACGGATCATGTCAACAAGCCATTGACGTTAAATAATAGGGTTAAAATAAAATTCTAAATGAAAATTAGTTTTTAACTAAACATTAATATTTAAAAACAATATGTTATATAACACATAACATAAAAATCTAAATAATAATTTATTTATCGTATTGATCTGAGAATCAGATCGCGTGTAGGATCGCCCTTGCTACACAGGCTCGACTATCACAACACTGTATTAAAATCCAGTTAAAAATGTATAGGCAAAAAAAAAGCGCCAGTTCATTGCTGACGCTCTTCTTTTCACCTATCGGTGGCACTTTCTTGTCGGCAAACAAGGAAGCAATAACAATTTAGATTGGAAACAAAACATGCAAATTTCACGGGATATTATAAACTCACGCAATCCATACATCAAGAAAAACGGACAAATTTCAGGCTATGGCCTGAGTTTTATTATCAACCAATTACCTATTGATGTTCTTTCCCGTCCAGCCAAACAAATCTTATCTGTCGTCTCTGGAGTGGCTTCATCTACATCCGAGTACAAAATCTACAAAACAAAACGCAACCTCAGCCTAGAATGTGGGACTTCCATTGCTACAGTGCGTCGCAATCTAAATAAAGCGGTATCCGCCGGCATATTGACGAAAACCTATGTGTTTGATCCCCATGTTGGTCAACAAGCCACAGAATACAAATTCACTGATTCATTTCTAACCGTTGCGCTGGACTGCATACAGGCCATAAAAGGGTATGTACGTAAGGATATTCGTAAAATTATCAATTGTGTTAGACAGATATTTCAGGGCAAGTTTAAATCACAAATGCAACAGATCCCCCCCGATCAAAATGAACAGGGTGCCCCCGATCAAAATGAGCGGCAAAGAGAAGTAAAGCCCATAGACCAAGAAGAAAAGAAAAAGAGTATTCCGGCGAAACCGGAACCATTTTCTGTCAGTGTAAAAACAAGCACAACAGCCCTTGCTGAACGGGCAAAAACCAAAGCGCTTGATTATGCAGAAAGCGAGAATATGAAACACGCTGAACGTCGTTCATTGAGAGAAAAGCTCAATAACCTCGTTAAGCGTCAAACATTTTTATGCGCTCGCACCTCATCACAATCCACCCGCAAAAATCAGGGTGCGAGTGCATCCTATCGGGATCGGATTGATAGAGAAGCTGGACAAGCAAGACAAGAGGCAGAATTGCGTTTTGCTGCGGCAAAAGAAAGCGGATTCGATCCATTGAATACCGTGCGCAATATCATGAGCATTCATTTTGGCCGTAAAGCAACTTCGTGATGAGACGCTATGTCCCCAGGCGAATGAGATAGAACGACTACAATCTGAAATCTGATAAAAATCAGGTTGACTTTTGCCTTCATCAAATACACACTTTTAATGTATACTTAAAGTGTGTATTTGAGGTTATTATGAAACACAGAGTTAACGTAACAGTTGATAAAGAAAATTATCTGATTCTGAGTTCCGCCGGTGTAAATATTTCAGGTTTGGTTAATGACGTCATGACCAGAGAAGCCCAACGAATCAAAGCTGAAAGCTGGAAAGCCGACAATCGCAAAGGGATGGAAGAAGTTGCTCAATTTATTGAACAATATGGCTCATTTGCTGATGAAAACAGGAACTGGTAAATGCAATTTGTTGTTTATCAATACAAACGGAGCGGAAGCCAATATAGCATGTTGGTTGATGTACAAAGCGACATCATTGAAACACCAGGAAGGCGTATGGTTATTCCTTTGGTTAAAGCGCATCATTTTTCAAACAAGGTAAGCTGGCATCTATTTCCCATCATACAAATCAGCGATGAAAATTACCGACTTTTAACAACAGAACTTTCAAGTGTTTCAGAAAGCGTAATTGGAGAAAAAATCACTGATGTGGGCCAATGGTCATCAGATATCAAAGATGCGCTTAATCTCTTGTTTTGGGGGATTTGACCTTATTTACGATTTTGTAGCACGACCATTGGTATAAGATGAATCTAAAAAAACTTTTTGCCGTTAAACGACCTTGCGTCAACTGCCCTTTTCTCAAAGAACAGGGTATTGCGTTGCACAAGGGAAGATTAGAGTCCATCAAGAAGGGGTTGTTAAAAGACGATCAGAGCGTGTTTCAGTGTCATAAAACGACATTCTCCACGGGGGGTTACTATGACGAAGAACATGTTTATCACGCTTCCGGCAAAGAGTCTTTCTGCGCTGGCGCAATGGGTTGGTTGATGTTGCAGGGTAGCCCCAATGTTGCCATGCGATTAGGTCACGTTTATAGACTTATCGATTTGAATGAATTGAAAATTACAGCCCAATCAATATTGGAATGGAAGGAGTAGTTATGGGCCAAGTAGGTAATTCCTAGAATAGGTAAAAACCATCTTTGCAAAAATGGTCTTTGCTTTTCGAGAGTGATGATTAAAAATTAGTAAAAAGGATCTTAAATAGATTTTTTATGTCGTTATGACCTCATTACAAGTTTTCTTTATGTGTTAAGTTAATATCTTATTATTTAAATTTAGATTTATGGACTAACGGGAACATTCGTGCAAAAACTTGCGGTTTGAAATTTTAATTCCTCTATGCTGCGTATTTTTTTGCAAAAACGGAGAGTTATGAGAATCATGAGTGATGCTTTTCACTATGCTTTATTCATGAATTACAATTATCAGAACTCATTCTCGAAATTATGTTCTCGATTGCTTTTCACTATGAAAGTTTTGATGATAAAAACAATACAGTAGTATAGTAGTCCAACAAACTTTCACACGTTGTTATATTGTGTCATGTGACGCCAACAACAAGATGAAACCGCAAGTTTCTGCACGAATGTTCCCGCTAGTCCAACCCTTATTATTTATCATCGCCTCCTTTTCCACCACGACCAGCAGAGCTGCCAATACCTCCTGCATTTCCACCATCACCACCTGCACCACCACCTTTACCTTTGCCTCCGTTTCCACCATGACCAGCAGAGCTGCCAATACCACCTGCATTTCCGCCATTACCACCTGCACCACCACCTTTACCTTTGCCTCCGTCTCCACCACTGCCAGCAGAGCTGCCAATACCACCTGAACTTCCGCCATTACCACCTTTGCCTCCAGCAAAACTAGCAACAGAAACAGAAAGCGAAAGTATTGCAACTAATAAAGCTGATATTAATTTTTTACTTTTCATAGGAAAAACCTCATTATTTTAAATTAATTAATATGGTATTATAAATAAACCCTTTTTCACTACAAAAAACTATTCTAATGCTCATTCCTTCCGTAATTTACTATAGTTATCATTTCCTCCATTTTAATCATCTCTACCTCTTCCACCATCACCACCGTTACCTGCACGCCCGCCAATGGAACCTCCATCCCCCCCTTTCCCTCCATTACCTCCTTTTTTTCCAGTACCAGCGTCCCCTCCTCTTCCACCATCACCACCCTTTCCTCCGACTATACCGCCCTTTCCTCCATCCCCGCCCTTTTTTCCATCCCCGCCATTTTTTCCAGCTTGGCCATCTCCCCCTTTCCCTCCATCACCTACTATTGCCCCTCCATTTCCTCCTCTATCTCCATTGGTTCCATTTCCGCCATCTCCAAACCAGCCTCCATCTTTTCCTATCACCGAGGCTGCCATTGAATTGCTTCCTGGAACAAAAAGTGAAAACATTGCGATAATAAAAATCGTTCTAAATTTTTTGCTTATCATAATTAATACTCCATATATTTATTGAGTTATATTGCATCTCCCCCTTTCCCTCCATTTCCGGCTTTACTACCAATACCACCTGCATTTCCACCATCGCCACCATTCCCCCCACCGATACCTTTACCTCCTTTTCCACCTTTACCTCCTTTTCCCCATAGCCCTCCATCTACTCCATCTACTCCGTCAGCTCCATTACTCTCATTAGTTTTATTATCCTTATTAGTTTTATTATCCTTATTTATCTTATTGTATTTGTTTTTATTACCAATTTTATTGTTTTCATTAACTAAAAGCAGTTCATTATTCTGAGATAATAATACTTTTGATGAACTGTGTGCATAAGAGATAGATATCATAAATATCGTCGATGCTAGTGATATTCTAGTTAAAATTTCTTTTTTGTTCATATATCAATTCCTTAAAAATTATTTTATTCAGATAAGAAAAAACTCAATTCCTTAAGATATGATAATGATATTCATTTTTATATCATTCTTTTTTCCATATATAATAGATTAAATATTATATTGTAATCATGTTTACTTCTGCTTTTCTTATTTGTCAATTCATTTTTCAATATAGAATAAATTAGAATAAATCGAGTTATTTATAAAAATATATTATGACTATCAGGTAATTGTTTTTTATCCATTTTGCCACCTGTTTTAGTTGATTAGTTAAACATAATCTAAACAGGAAATTGCACAAATTTAGAAACAGGGTTATTTTACTCTCCACGAAACACCACCAGATTTATACAAAATCTGGTGGTGTTTTTTAATTCAAATCTAAATAAGCCTGATCAGGAGGTGATAAGAGGTCATCACCTACAAAAGCTCTATCACGTTTTACTCACATTCATCATGGACGTACTGACACGTTGACCGTTATACGTGGAAATGCGATAAACGGGGCTGGTGCATTAGCCTTCTACCTGATAGTCGAACGATATATTACACAGACTGGATTTGTGTTCACATTTTCAATTGCCATAGGTGTCGCATTGTTGGTTACTTTCTTTATCCTTTTTTTAAAAAAAACTTCCTTGTTGAAAACAGTTATATTACGGATCATCAACATGATGACCTAATAATACGGGTTGGCTGAAATGGAATGCAGGTCGCTACAGGTAACATCATGGATTTTCACTAAATACCTGTCCCCATGTCACACCGTCAAAATCCCGGCATCTCAACATTAAAGTCATACCAAGTAACCCCACTTTGTCAAAGCCTAATTTCTTCCAAATGGGATAAGTTTGCATACTATTGATCTGCACTGTTTCAATAGGAAAATCAGAGTCTTCAATACAGGCTCGCAGAAACCCTTTTCGGCGATCCGGCTTTGGGAAAGCTGCAAACATAATAGAGTGGAAGAGTATATGTCCATTTTCGTCACGCCAGGCATCGGTGATCACCCCACCTTCAACATTCTCTACATAAATCAAATGCAACGTTTCAGGGTAAGATATCTCTAAGCGTTCATCACCAAAACCGTCACCATCCTGATTATAAATATCAACGATGCGTTGTGCCTTGCTGATAAAATCGGGATGCTTTCCCGTGATAACTTGTACTTTCATCAATCCTCCTGCAAAGGGTAACGGACGTATTTTATACTATAAGAGACAGGACAGAGAAACCATTAAACTTTTCTCTGCTCAATTCGGTGTTGCATTTCGTGAAGAAATAAACCTGATCCGTGAAATCATCCAACAATACCTACGTGAAGTTGCAGAACGTGAGGCACTTCACTCTATCCTGTATTCGGGTGATAGGATGGCAAAAATCAACCATTAACTGATGTTGATCTGGACGAATTTCTGTGAACTACAAAATTTGTAAGGAGTTCACATGAAAGAAAGCAAACGTCGGAGTCAGATTCATTCATTGTGTACCCAATTTGAGTTCTGGCAATTTTAAACGATCACGAATATATGAAACTCAAATGGAATCCAACGCATTGAAATACATGGGTAGTAAATCGCGCATAGCAAAATATATTGCGCCATTCATCCTAGATCATTTAACGACAGATGTTGTTTATGTTGAACCTTTTGCAGGTGGGATGAATATGGTTAGTCACATAAACAATTTTCACACGGGTACAGTTATTGCTGCTGATAGCCACGAGTATTTGATTGGAATGTGGATGGCTTTGTTATCTGGATGGAAACCACCAACATCAATATCGAGAGAACAATATTATGAAGTAAAAAACAATAAAACTGAAATCCCTCACTTAACTGGTTGGGTTGGTTTTAATTGTAGTTACGCGGGGAAATGGTTTGATGGGTATGCTGGAGTAACACAGACTAAAACAGGTATTCGTGATTATCAATCAGAGGCTATCAACAACGTTCAGCGACAGTTGACTAAATTAGATGGTGTAATATTACAGTGTTGCGATTACAGGGAATTAGATATACCCGATGGGGCTGTTGTTTATTGTGATCCTCCATACGCGAATACCACAGGATACCAAGATTCATTTGACTCAGTTGAATTTTGGGAATGGGTTCGTAAGTTATCTAATAGGTGTATCGTGTTTGTGAGTGAATATACAGCCCCAGAGGATTTTAATTGCATTTGGTCGTGCGAATTAATTAGTAGCATCAGTGCAAATCATCTATCTGGAACAACAACAAGATCAATCGAATCATTGTTTGTTATTAATAGAGATCGAAATAAAAGTAAGTGCCAGAGCACAAAAAATACAGAAAAGAAACTTGTTAACAGGTCTTATTGTGAGGATTTTATGGCAAACTTAATTTTAAGTGATACCAGTGCAAGTATTAGCGAATTAAAGAAAAACCCAATGGCGACAGTAAATGCTGGAGCGGGTTATCCTGTAGCTATTCTGAACAGAAACCAGCCTGCATTTTATTGCGTCCCCGCTGAACTCTACGAAATGATGCTTGATGCAATTGATGATCAAGAGCTTACCAGATTAGTGAAAGAACGTGAAAACCAGCCGTTAATCGATGTTGATTTGGACAAATATCTGTGATTTATAAGATAAAATTCAGGGAAGATGCGCTAAAAGAGTGGAACAAGCTAGATCAGACTATTCAGAAACAGTTCGCTAAAAAACTGAAAAAATGCTGCGAAAATCCACGCATTCCACCCTCTGAACTACGAGGTATGCCAGATTGTTATAAGATCAAACTCCGAGCATCTGGCTTTCGCTTGGTTTATCAAGTCATAAACGGACAGTTGATAATTGCAGTGATTGCTGTCGGAAAACGTGAACGTAGTGATGTGTATAGTTTAGCCAGTGAGCGGTTACGATAATCACTATCTCCATACAAATAGGCGCATATCATTGCGCCTATTTTTAAATGCGAACAGTTACCCACTACCCAATTAGAATACACTGGTTGCTGGCTTGACTCGCTAAGGCAGTGAAAGTGTACTCTAATTGGGTTTACATAAAGAGTCAGGTTAGGTGGTGTATTCTAATTGGGTTTAGCATAAAGAGTCAGGGTTAGGTGGTGTATTCTAATTGGGTTTAATAATAAGACACTGGTCACATAGCACACTCTAGTTAAGTAACTAAAACCAAATCAGCTTAAAAAGCAACCGAAAAAAATACAGTAACCTAATTAGGATACACCCAAAATTCCCACCAAGCCGTTTTACCCTTTTTGAATACACCACCATCATGGTTCTGGTTTTACAGAGATCAGCTTTTTATTTCTGTTATCTACGATATAATAGGTTTCATTATCTTTTCTAACAAAATTACCTGACAAAAAACCAATTGATTCAAGCTTTTGAATTCCAGTCTTAATTTTTCGGTTAGCTTCTTTTACAGAGGTATTTAATTGCAAACGTTCTCTGAGTCTCTCAAAAGATATAGGAATTGGTCGCTCAGGTAGAGCAACAAAATACAGGTAGAGACATTGAGCCACTTCAGCTCTAGGTAACTTTTCCAACACCTTAAGACTAACAAGAACCTGATAATCTAGACGATACAGATCCCACAAGTTTTCATCAGCCATTAAAGCCACTACGTCTTCAAATTCGTCATATTCGGCTCTTAAAAGCAGTCCTGTATGAACTCCTTTAGTAGTATTCTTTCGAAGAAATGAGAGGCTTTGAGACTGTATACGACCTAATGACTCACCAATCTGTCGTCTGAGATTTTTATCAAATCTGCGGCTTGGATATGCACAAAATTTAGCAAACTCACTGAACTTTAGAGTAATTTTATTCGATCTTGCGCCATAAGTGCTAAATGCTAAAACAATTCCACACCACACTTTAAAGTCAGTTTCTACGTTTAGCTTGTCACCACGGACACTTACGCGATCATAGCCTTCTTTCTGACAAAGCTCTAAGCTCCTGAGATCTTCAGAAAGATCCATTTCCACATATTTTGTCGAACTTCTTCTGCCAATAGGAGTAAAAACACCTGTTCTGAGCAACACATTTGGTTGCACGCTTGTCGTTGTATTACATGACAAAATTGGCATTTCAGCATTCAAAAATTCAGTTGACGGTAAGAATTGATTATCTTCGTTACTGTTATTCACAATTTAGTCCACATTTTGTTATTTCAAACCCAATTAGAATACACCCAGACACCCAATTAGAATACACCAAAAACCCAATTAGAATACACCAAAAACCCAATTAGAATACACCAGAACCCAATTAGAATACACCCGATTCACTCGTAAGCCTGATTATAAAAGGGCTGTAGATGCACGGGATCTTTTAAAGGTACTTTTGGTAGTTAAGGATCTTGTTATTGGATCTACCCTGTGGATTTGTGGATAACTGAAATCAGTCACCCACCAACCCCACACTATCTATCTATCTATTTAATTAATAATTTTTTATTATTAACTAAAAAACATATCTTGCTAGTGTATCGAATATGATATTACTTACACTTCACTCTCTGATTGACAGCCCACCATCAAAGAAAGGGATCTACAATTGACTGGCTCATTTAGCGGCCAACGATAACCAGACACTCTGGATCGTGGAAATGATCGGATATTGACTTCATCAGACTGATTGCCCCCTAAAACCATCAAATCGCCATTCTCAGCCACGCCAACGACAAAACCAACGTGACCCCCACCTGATCGTGTAAAAACGGCCACACAGCCATAATAAGGCTCTTTTAACGGCATCCCCCATTCAAGATAAGACCTAGCTGATTCAAATCGGCTTGAACGGATACCAACACGCTCAAACATGGCACCAACATATGCAGCACACCACGGCGTTTCATCATCACGGATACCGCCACGCTTGATATCTTTCCACCACTGCAAGATACTGGGATGATGTTGTTCACCTTTAATTTCATGTACGCCAAGATACTTATACCCTTCTGCAATCCATTTAGGTTCGTATTCTTTCCCTATATTTTCCTTCGTCATATCTTCCACCACAGTTAACAATGTTATAAAATTCAGAACGCAAGTTATCTTTGGGTGGCTTTTCTCATCATTTTTAAGTGAAAGGGCATTTAATGCCCTTTTTTTCATGTCGGCCAATTGCTGTCTCTAGCGAACTTGGCACGATCAACATCATCAAGACGAACACGCACCAGTACGGGACGTTCCATTTCTGCAATCAGGGCCCTGCTTAACCCATATGTATTGGCATTCTCTATCAGGTAATCTTTGTAATCGTCCGCGTTTCCACTGGCATAAGCCTTGACGATCCCCATGCTGCGGCCATTCCCGGATTCAACGATATTATCGTTACCAATAATTGGCGCACCATCACTTGATAAGTCTGAGTCGGCAAGTTGCTCTGGCTGTAAACTTTTTGCAATGGTGTTCACCTGTAATTTACTGGATAAACGTGTGCGATCCCGGGGTTGCAGTTCCTGTGGGTAGGCTTCGTTGATCCGCCCGTCCAGATGATTCGAGAGGATAAGGTCTGAGGCTTCCATGACATCAAATGCGGTTTTGACCTTATCTCCTTTGACGGTGTTCACGTATGACACACGGCCGTGTTCTGAATGACTGACGGCATGTGTAACCGGTGCTTCATTTTGCTGAACTGTGGCCGTCGTTGGTGTAATAGACATTGATTCCTCAAATGATCCGGGGCTGGTGGCTGTTTCTCATGTTGTTTTAGGCAGCTAACTGCTTGCCTGTTTTTTCCCACCAGCTATTCGCGCCGTCGCAAACTTGGGGCATCGTGATAAATGTCGTCACGTAGGGCTCAAGGCTTTCCAGGATAGTGATAAATTCATCGGTATTTTGTGTTACGAATTTTCCGGCCAGATAGTCGGCCACGATCTGGGGAATGTCCGTTGTTGCTGGTTCTGGATCGGTTGTCGTCTCGTCGGTTTGTTCCGTAGATACTGGCGACAGGCCATAACCCAACTTCTCCATGATGGCGGTGATCTCATCTTGGATATCAAGCTGGGTTAACGGATCAGCGGCGGCCAGTTTGCCTAACAAGTCCGATAACTGATCCTGAAGGTCTAAAATCTCAAGCGGGGACAATTTCATAATTATTGTCCCCCTGCCATAGCGGATTTGGCTACTGTCGCCAGCAGCCCTGACAGATGGTTAACTGCATCAGTGACAAGCTCGGAATTCTCTTCGTAGACAGTGGCGGCATTGAGCGCTGAAATGGCCGCGCGGGTTTTAGTCCTAATTTCAGCCAGTTCTTGAATATTGTTACTCTCAAGACTCGGCACTGATTTCAGAAATGTGATGGCTTCTGAAGCGGCCTTATCTACTTCGCTAGGCTCATCCTCGGTGTTGCCGGTATCATTGACAGAGGTTCCGGTAGTGCCTGTATCCGCTGGTGTTGGTTTATTTTCCTGTTGGTTTTTCAACTGCGCCAACAAACGGCGTAACTGATCGTTTATCACAACCTGTTTTTTTAATCGATTCTGTAGCCTAGAAAATTCATCTTTTTTTGTATCCATTCCCTGTTGTAGCTGATCACCCTTTTCAATCAACTCCACTTTTTGCTTCTCCAGCGCATCAGCTCGCTCAAGTTCTGCATCAATGTCTGCTTTTATCTTTGCTGCATTTGCAGCCTGTCGTTGAAACTTACTTGAGTTGCGTTCGATCAGGTTTGACAGAGACTGGCACACTTGGGGCAGTGAAATATCGCGCCCGTTAATTGGGGCGACGACATGAGAAACATCACGTTTGTTCAGCAAAAACCGAAACGCAGTGAGTACATCATCATTCTGAATTCGCCCGTTTCCGCTGGTTGGGCTGTGGAAAATGACAGAAACGCTTTGCCCGTCTGACAGGGGGATCTTGGCAACCATAACCGGAATATTACCGACTCTCCGAACACGGCCAATTTCCGCACCACCAATAGACGGCATTCCGTTATCCGTGTTTCCTGTATCGTTTGTACCGGCTAAAATCCCTGTTCCTGATAAACCTTGATTCAACTTGCGGATAAAGGCTCTCATGGTTTGTGATAATCGCATTCGGGTTGTCGTAATGCTCTCGAACATCGCGGTGTCACTCGATACGCATTCATGACCTAAGTAGCCGTGCTCTATTTCATCCAGCGAAACGCTTTCCAGCATTAAATCAGCTCCCATGCCGTTGAAAAGCTCATTGAACTGGCTATCTGTTGGCGTACTGAGCATAAAGTCAATTTTATCGATTACACGAATCGCATTTTTTACAGAGTAGTCAGCGGTCACAATGTTTCCTCCAAGCAGGCTATTTCTTCTTTCAGTTTTCGGGTTGTTGCCTGCTCTGAATTAAGAGCGGTACGTACATTTTCTAATTCAAACTGCACTTTTGAGAGAGTGTCTTGACGTTGAGAAAAGGTGCTATTTAACTTTGCGATGTCGGCTTCAAAAACACTGGCCTTTTCTTTCGCCTCCTGCAAGCGTTGTGCATTGGATTTTACGGCCGGAGCTTTGCTTTTTTTGGCTTCGTCTCTGTTTGCATTTGCCAGTTTTTTGGCTAACGAACTGGCGAATGCTGGTGCGGCGGCTTTGAATGCAGTGGCTATCTGTCGTGTCAGATCGGGAATGTTGCTGGGGGATGTGAAAGGAATAATTTTCCCATTTAACTTCAAGGCTAAAATGTCACCCGTATTATTGACCTGGATTGCCATTTCTTGGCCGTCTTCGGTGTGAAGTGAAAACGTCTTAGTCGGAATGCCGTCTTTCTTTCTGGCGGTTTCTGCGGGCACCAGTTTGACGATTTTACAATCGGCACTGGCAAGAGCGGTAGTCAGCTTTTTTAGACCTTTCTCATTAAGCTGATCATAATTGAGAACGGTATATTGTTTCCCGTTCTGGGACATTAAATTTAGCGCCATTACTTATCCCCTACTTGAATTGAGTAAGATTTCTGTCGATGACTTTGCACGGGGAAAAGCCGGTATAACGGATTCCAGCGGCAGTTACCATGTGTTACGCGAACGTGTAGTTCCCAAGCGCCAGATGTAAGGTATTTCTTATCAATCAGCAGGTATTCTTCGTTCACGCCTTTTTTGGAGATGTCTAAGGTACGTGCTTTGCCATTTATCACGGTTGTGGGGTTATTGGTGTCTCGAAGCCAATACTCAATCAGTGCCCCTTTTAAAGGGTGAACTTTGTTCTTAAACATCACGGGGAACGCCATTGCACGACCACGATCAGTTGAATCACCAATATTGAGGATAATGACTTGTTTGCGTTGAAAGAAAATTCGGTCAATTACTGCGACAGCCAGTGAAACCGTTGCAATCACAGACGGTGATAACATTATTTTTTACTCCCAAACTTATAATCAAATAGTTGAACTAATTTATTCTTTATGCCAGTAAGCAGCTCTTGTCCGTTATTGCTGGCACCGATGACGGCGATGAACATTAGCGGTTCATCCCATTGTTGATGCTGCGCGAGAAAATAAGCGACGAGTCCCGCACTTACTGACATGATGAGTTCAGTCAGCAAATCCATAACATCACCAGAAATCCGTTTTTCACGAATTCCTTGCAGATATACGCCAATGCCACTGAACACAGAAAAGGCAATAGCAAGTGCCAGTACTTCTGTTTCTGGTTGCACTTAGCACTCTCCCTTATTGGAAACATTGTTTCGGCAGGATAACAAAACTTTTCTTTAGGATTTAAATTGAAAACTGCTATTTTTTAGCAGGTTGCGGTTATTTGTTGGTTTTTAAATTAAAATTTAAGGTGCGATATTTTTATTAAAAAATAAATCGCTTCATTTTGTGTTTTTTATTTTTCATCTTATCTCTATTTAATTAATAATAAAGTGATACTTACGGATGATTAATTGATTTTTTTTAAAAAAAGGATAAAATGGTTTGGTTTCTTTCTGTTAACTTTTGCTTGGTTTGCTGTTAACTGAAGAATGTGCGGCCACGTTAAACTATCCTTGGTAGCGTTAAGCGAGTCCTGTTTCAAAAGGGACAACAGCACGAAAGCCAACCTTATCCGTTGGCTTTTTTGCTCTTATCTACCCAACCTTTTCCCATTATCCAATTCACGCATTTGCCATGCAAAATAGGTTGTATTTTGTTCTTGTTGCCGTTTATTCATATAATGTGGCATTGAGGTTATTTATTAATCATTAATGCAGGATAAAAGAACAAAAAACAATCTGATTTTTCCTGTTTTTTCGAAATATGGCTGTGAATTAGCATAAAAGATGAAGGCGAACAGGTCAGTATAAAACCTTGGTTTAACGGAAGCCCGCCAGAAAGCCCTGAACGCCGTTCCCCAAGGACGCAAGGTC